CTCGGAGACCCTTCCGCAGGTCCGATCAAGCTGACCAAGGACCAGTTCCAGAAGCTGAAGGAAGCTGGAGACGTCTATCAGAAGACGATCAGCAGCCTCGACGCAGAGTCCAAGAAGTACCTCGACAACCTGTTCCAGACGAACCAGCTGGACATCGAGAAGAAGAAGGCAGACGCCGCGAAGGCCCAGATCGACGCCGAGGTCCAGCTCGCCGAGAAGCAGCAGAAGAACGCGCAGGACCAGGCTCACTGGTACGACTCGGTCCTCGGCTCGACAGCAGAGCTTGTCGACTCCGTCGGTCTGGCGAACGAGAACTCCAAGGCCTGGCAGAAGTCCCTGGCGGACACGAAGTACGCCTCTGACCTGGCCGAGTCCAAGCTGCAGCAGCTTCAGGCGAAGCGCAACAACGTGGAGACGGACGCACTCAAGATCGGCATCGAGCAGAACAAGCAGACGCAGGCCCGCCTCGAGCTGGAGAGCCTGGAGAAGTACAACTCTGGCTTCCAGGCGATCCTCAAGGACGCCGGCGGCGACTACGTCAAGGCGCTGGACAAGTACGGCGCGGAAGGCGGCAAGGTCTCTTCCGAGACCCTCGGTTACGTCAAGGCGCAGGCCCGCAGTTCCAAGGCCATCGGAGCCGCCGACACCTCGCCTGTCGCCCAGCCTCAGGCCGGGTCGGGCGGAGCCGGGAAGGGCGGCAAGAGCGGAGACACCCACGTGACAGTTCTGACTCCGGACGGAGACGTCCTCGGCCGCGCCACCGTAAAGGGCATGGTCCAACCGTAAATGGCAAACAAGGAAGACAAGGACAAGCTGCAGGTAGAGGACAACGTCCAGCTGCAGCCACCACACGAGCCGGAAGAAGAGCTCCAGCCCGCGCCCGTGCTCTCGAAGCCCTCCGACCTTCCTGAGCAGCCGGCCCCACCTATCTCTACCACCAAGGAAGCTGCGCCCCAACCGTCACAGGCGGTGAACCCGAGCGCCCCTCCGGCAGAACCGGTGGTGACCTTCTCCCCACAGGAGACCAAGGTAGCGGCCCAGCAGCCGTCCCAGACTCCCGGGACTCCCGCTCCGCCGTTCGAACCGCAGCCGGTCTCCATCCAGACTTCCAAGCCGCCGGCCGAACCGGTAGACACGGGCTTCGCCCCGCAGGCTCCGGCCACGTTGCCGGACATGCCGCCGCCGCAGCTGTCGACCCCGGCCGTCCTCCCGCCTCCTCCGGAGTTCACACCGAAGGCGAACGCGGTGCTGCCCGATCCTCCGGTCTTTACTCCGGTTGCGCCAGCCGAGCTTCCGGCTCCTCCGGTCGTGACGCTCAACGGCCCGTCTGTCCTCCCGCCTCCGCCGGAGGTCCAGACGGTCGAGACCCAGCCGGCCAAGTTCCAGGATGTCCCGGTCGTCCCGTCCCTGCCGGCCACCCTGCCGGCTCCTCCGGCCGTGACACTGGGACAGCCGTCGGTCCTCCCGCCGATGCCGGCTCCTCCTCCGCAGCCGAATGCCGTGCTGCCTCCGATGCCGGCTCCCCCGCCCGCGCCGAACGCGATCCTGCCGCCCATGCCCGCGCCTCCGCCGGGAGTGAACGCCGTTCTCCCGCCGATGCCAGCTCCCCCTCCGGGAGTGAACGCGGTGTTGCCGCCCATGCCCGCGCCTCCGCCGGGCGTGAACGCTACCCTTCCGCCTCCGCCGGCGTTCGTCCCGAACGTGAACGCGTCGCTTCCTCCGATGCCGGCTCCGCCTCCGGGGTCTCCCGCAGTGCTGCCTCCGATGCCGGCTCCTCCTTCGCAGCCGAACGCGAAGCTTCCGGCACCGCCGGACTTCAGTCCGCAACCGAACGCCGTGCTGCCTGCGCCTCCGAACTTCGTCACCCCGCAGGAGTACGCTCCGGGTGGACAGGTCCCAGCCTCGAAGGACGTCCTCGGACGTCTGAACCTGGTGGACGACGCCGTCAAGGAGTCCCTGCGGCTTCTCATCCCGTTCGGAGAGAACGGCGGAGGGGCGCCGGGTAGCCACGCCTTTGACCCGTTGCTCTACGCCAAGAACCTGAAGCGGTTGGCCATCCAGGTCGGACCCTTCGGGATCAGCCAGTTCTCCGCCCTCCAGTTCACCCTGATGGCGATGAACGTCAACGGAAGGATCTGGAATCCTCTTACCATCGCTCCGCCTCCCGGTTCAGCCGGATGGGCTCCGATCGGTATCGACGACTTCGTCACCCACGAGGACCTGGTCGCCGCCGGGACCACCCAGGGAGATGCCATCGCCAAGATCGAACAGCTGGCGTCCTTCGGGGAGCAGACCTCGGCGAACCCGTACACGGCGGACAATCCGTACAACGCCGACAACGCGGGAACCTTCTTCAGCATCGGCGGCATGGTGGACTTCGCCACCGGGAAGGGAAACGACCCGGCCTCCATCCGGATGCTGAAGGACAGCGACCTCGATGCTCCGGTCACCGACGCGACCCAGGTCGTCACGCTTCCCATCCAGAAGTCGAACATCGCCGGCCTCTACTCTCCGAACATGGTCTCCCTGACACCGAAGGGCGCGAAGTTCAACCCTCCGACGAACACCAGGATCGCCACCGACGAGACCCTGCCGGGGACGGGAGACAAGCTGGCCCGTGCCTACTACTCCTCGGGCATCGTCCCGTCGGGGTTCGACGGGGAGACGAACGGCTTCATCAAGACGGTGATCCGGCGTGACGACCCGTCCACGAAGGTGGACGACGACGACGCCTACGTCCCGCTCTCCTTCATGGACCTCAGGCCCATGAACGGCTCGAACGAAGTCAGGACGGTCTACTTCCGGCCGTTCATCTCGAGCCTGACCGAAGAGATCACCCCGGAGTGGAACAAGCAGAACTTCTACGGACGTACGGACGCGATCGCTACCTACATGGCGACCGGCCGCACGATCAACCTCGGCTTCAGCGTGCACGCCTTCGCTCCCGAGGACCTGGAACTGATCTACCAGAAGAAGAACTGGCTGGTCTCCATGTGCTACCCGAGCTACGACAAGGACATGCTCTTCAAGTCGGGACCGATCGTCCGCCTCCGGGTGGGTGACCTCCTGAAGACGACCGGCGGCTTCGGTCTGCCCGGGATCATCGAGAGCCTGTCGTTCGACTACAACGACGTGGTGTGGGAGCTCCAGAAGGGGAACAAGGTCCCCATGGGCTTCAAGGTCTCCATGTCTTTCCTGGTCCTCCACGAGAAGCCGCTCGGCATCGGTGTGGATGGCCAGTTCGGAGGAATCGGGCGGATCGACCCGGGCACCGGCAAGTGGAGCCCACCGCAGAGCAACCAGAGCTCCCAGTCATCGGGCGGCAGTTCTCAGAACGCTCCCGACATGGACGAGCACTCCATCGACAGCTACTCCGGCGGCACCGGAAACAAGCTGAACACCTACGCCAAGAAGTAAGAGGTACCCATGTCCAAGAGCAGGTACGCTTCCACACCGATCATCAACAACCACCACTACGGGACCTTCTCGCTTCCGGTCCTCTCGAAGGGTTACCGCGAGCAGAAGCTCCTGGAAGGCGTCCGGACGTTCGAATACACGATCAAGGTCGGCGACCGGATCGACCATCTCGCCGCCCGCTACCTCAACGACGAAAACCTCTGGTGGGTGATCGCGCTGGGGAACGGCATCATCTACCCGTTCGCCTCCGGTGGCTTCGCTCCCGGACGAACCATCAAGATCCCGCTAGATCCAAAGGACGTTGTCGACAAGGTCGTGAGGTAGCACGTGGCAGATTTCAAGCAGATGCAGGAGACGGACCTTCCCTGGAGAGACCGGAACCAGGACTCGTTCGCCCTGCTCGAGACGATCACGGCCACCGACAAGGCGTTGGCCGTCCCGTACATCAAGATCTGGCAGGTCACCAACGCCGGGAAGCCCGTGCATCCGGACCCGAACAACAAGAACGCTCCCGATCCTTCGAAGTCGATCACCAACCTTCTGATCCAGCCCCCGACCTTCGGGTCCTCGGTGGACAGGTTCTCCGAGCGCGCCCCGGTGGCGCTGGAGAGGGTGGTGGTCAAGCGGGCCCTGACGAAGACGGGTGCGATCCTCCACCGCTTCATCACGCTCACGTTCACCGTCTTCCAGCCCGAACGGGTCTTCGACGAGTCCAACGAAGACTTTGACGAGTGGTGGGCGCTCGTCCGTCCCGGGACGTACTTCATCCTGCGCTACGGCTGGACCGGGCAGTCCAGCAACGACCTGCTCAACGGCAACGGGATCGTCGACAAGAACAACTTCGTCGAGGGCCAGCACGACGTCCTCTTCCAGACCACCACCTGGAACTTCAGCATCAACCCGGACGGTTCTCTTTCCTTTGTCATCCAGGCGATCGACTCGGGAGACAACATCCTGGCCCAGGTCCACCTGTCGGACCTCGACTACTTCTCTTCCCCCGCCCCGCAGGGACAGGAGAACAGCACTTCCTACACCGTCGGTACGAAGAACACCATCAAGGAGACCAGGTCTCCCGACGGCCAGGCGATCATCAAGAAGCTCCAGAACACCATCCACGACCTGTACAATCCGTCCGGTGGAGGACAGGGAACCCCCGGCGGGAAGGGCGGACGTGCGGTCCCGTTCAGCGAGATCCTGAACAAGGTCTTCGCCCCGCTGATGACGAGCGCCGTGAAGGCCGTCGGCTACGACGACGTGCAGCTCTTCCTCGGGATGTTCAACCACGACATCGGAGCGGCCCGGAAGGACTGCGGCGGCGTGATGCAGGGCAAGAGCATCGGGGACTTCCTGGTCCCCGAGTCCTGGTTCAAGGACCTCCTCGGGTTCAAGCGGGCCAGCGGCCAGCAGCTGAACCTCATGGCCGTCTTCAAGAACCTGCTCAACTACATCCAGCGCCAGGAGAACTGGGCCGGAGCTGGCCTGACGGACGCCGAGAAGCAGCAGGCGGAGAAGGCGGCCACCGAGAACGGGCAGGTCAACAAGAAGCTCCAGGCGACGGAGGAGGCCAGGATCCTCAGGAAGCGCCAGAGCCCGCCGGAACTCATGGTGAAGACGGCCACCACCCGGGACAAGGGAAAGCTGGTCTACAGCCTGTACATCTACGACATGAAGCAGCTGTCGGCCAGCATCGACTTCGATGACCGGCTGGACCCGTCCGTCAAGGTCGACGAGATCCACAAGAAGCTCAAGAAGTACAACATCCCGTTGGTCAGCTTCAAGAACGGGCTCTCCTACATCCAGGAAGCCAACTTCAGCATGGAACAAGATGCGAACATGCAACACATCGCCATCGAACGTGCTGTCGATCCCAACCGCTACCAGACCGTCGGCGTGACCCACGCCGCCCAGGCTGCCGACGGCATCGATCCCCGTAAGCTCTTCCTCTCGTCGAACATCACGGGCCGGATCACCATGATCGGGAACTTCGTGTGGGACACGTTCCTCCGGATCTGGCTCGAGTTCGGAGTCAAGCGTTGGGACGGACCGTTCCACATGATGGAACGGGAAGACACCATCGACGCCTCCAACTTCATCACGACCGTCTCTGTCCGCGCCACCGGCACGGATCCGCTCAACACCCAGGGTGTTCTCAAGGACACCCAGCATCGCAACACAAATCCAGTGTAAGTTTTCCTTCCCTTTTCCTCCTGCACATGATATTATATGCAATGGAGGAACTCGACCTGAGCTCTGTTCTCGACGCGGTTCACGGGAAGCCGGTCGTCCTGGTTCCTTTCAAGGATCAGGCCGGAGGGCGCGCCGTGGCCATGTTGGCCGGCACGGTGTTCGAGTTCGTGTTGGATCCGGCAGTCGGCTTCGTGAACGAGGTCGCCCGGGAAGCCAGCCACGTCGTCTGCTTCGAGCACCGGAACCTCGAGGACATCTGCACCTCGGGCAAGACGGTCTATGACGTGAAGATCCTCTATGGCGGGGAGCGGAAGCTCTTCGACCTGGCCCGTGACTACCTCGACCCGGACATGGCCCGGAACGTCCTGGACCGGGAACAGAACTACACCGCCCACGTCAAGGCCTGCAAGACGGCGGGGATCGACGTCACCCGTCACTCCCTTCTCAAGCTGATGCCCGCCAGGGCTGTCCAGTCACTCCTCAAGGTCCGGGCCATAGCAACTATGGCGTTGTTTGAGAAGGCCCTCCGGGGTGAGTCCTGCGACCTCGGAGAGTATGAGAGGGACACCTGGCCGTTCGCCCTGGCTCTCCGGCAGATCGAGGTCGTCGGCATCAAGGTCGACGTGGGCTACGCGAAGGAGAAGCTCCGGGAAGACCTCCCGAAGCACGAGCACAAGTTCATCTCTCAGATGGCGCAGTCGGACGGTTACGTCCGTACCCTCTTCAACCCGGCAGGCGGGAAGACCGGCCGCATCAAGGTCGAAGAGGGGTTCAACTGCATGGGCATCCCGCACGGCACGGTCCGCAAGGGGATCGTCAGCCGGCACGAGGGCGGGGAGATCGTGGCCTTCGACTACAACGCCATCGACTACCGGAGCATCGTGGCCTCGCTCGACGACAAGGACTTCCGGAAGATCTACGACGGGGTGGACGACTTCCACGTGAAGACCTGCGAGATGATCCTCTCGGGTCCGCCCGAGAAGCTCCGTCGAGACATCATCAAGTACTTCTCCTACGTGTACATCTATGGAGGGTCGGACGAGACCCTCGCTTCGAAGACCAGACTGAGCATGATGAAGGTCCAGCAGGTGAAGCAGGTGATGGACCGGAAGCTCCGTCCCATCGCGGACTTCCGCCGGAAGCTGGCCGTGCAGGCCCGGGTGGACGGGTTCGTCATGCTGCCGAGCGGTCGGAAGATCCCGGTGGCCGGGGACGACCACGACGGCAAGATCATCGGGCTCTACGCCCAGGGGTTCAGCTCCTGGGTCTTCGAGCAGGCGTTGGTCCGGGTGGTGGCCTACCTCCGCGAGAAGCGGAGCAAGGTCATCTTCACGGTCCACGACGAGCTGGACATCGACATGCACCCCGAAGAGGGGAAGGAGATGCTGGTCGTGAAGTCTCTCATGGAGGCGCCAGTAGAAGGATTCACGTTCAGGGCGAACCTGAAGAGAGGCAGGACGTATGGCGACGCGACCGACTGAAGAGGAACTCCTCAAGAACCACGAGCGGGTAGAGAAGCTGATCGAGCTGATGCCGGACGACCGGCGAGACCAGGTCCTGAAGATGATGGACGGGCCGGTCGGACTGACCTACTTCACGGCTCCGGCCTCCAGCCACGAGGAGTACCACTCCTGCTACCCGGGCGGTCTCGCCCAACACTCTCTCAACGTGGTCCGGAACCTGAAGAAGGTCGCGGACGCCCTCTGCAAGGGAAGATACCCCGACCACCAGCTCGCCTTCGTCGGTCTCTTCCACGACCTCGGGAAGGTCGGGGACGGGGAAAAGGAATCTTACCTCCCGAACCAGGACGCGTGGCAGCGGAACCGGGGCCGTCTCTACGAGATCAACAAGGCCTGCCCGTGGATGCCCACCTCCGAACGTGGCCTGTACATCCTCCAGGACCACGAAATCAAGGTAACCAGTGACGAATATTTGGCAATCCGTCTGAACGATGGCCAGTACGTAGACGAGAACAAGCCCTACAGGGGGCGAGAACCGGAACTGGCGTTCCTGCTCCACACGGCGGACTACTGGTCGGCACGTCAGGAAAAGCTCGATTAGGGTCCAAAGACGGAGAGTCTCCTTACTTAATCTGTAGATCTACGCTCAGATGGAGACGATCCAATGAAGATGAAGAAGGCGCAGCTGGAAAAGATCATCCGCGAGGAGCTCGCTCGCCACGTCGGTGGTCTGCTTCGGGAGAAGGAAGGGGAGCATCCCGACCTGGAAGACGCCGAAGGTGGCACCGAAGACGACATGTCCTCGGCCTCCGAGAAGCAGCCCGACAACACCGCGGGAAAGCCGCATGGCAAGCAGGACGCGGCCCCGTCGGGTGATGACGAAGAGAAGCCCATCGGCGACGAGCCGGCCGACAACGACCTGGAGAAGCAGGCGGTCGGCGACGAGGGCGCCCCGGACGAGGAAGAGGACGACGAGGCCGGTCCGGAAGACACCGAGAAGGTGTCCGACGAGCTGGTCGGCAAGACCATCCAGTCCATCTCGGCCAACCCGAAGTCGAAGATGATGCCCGGCGCCATGGAGATCGTCATCCAGTTCGACCAGATGCCGGACCCCCTGAAGATCCTGGTCACGAAGAGTGGCCAGGTGAAGTACTATTTCAAGGGTCTGCACAACGAGATCTAGCCGATGCCGTTCAAGAGCCAGGCGCAGCGGCGCTTCATGTACTCCCAGCATCCGAAGATCGCGAAGCGCTGGGAGAAGGAAACGCCGAAGGGGAAGCTCCCCGACAAGAAGGAGTCAGAGAACATGCCCGAGATGAAGAAGGTCTTCGAGAAGAAGGGTGAGAAGCACGACGGGCCGGGGACTCCCTCCAAGGTCGACTGCGTTCCGAGCCCCTGCTGGAACGACGAGTACCAGGACAACAACGTCCACGACGACATGACCGAGACGGTCGACATGGCCCTCCTCAGGGACCCGGCCAAGTTCGTCCAGGGCGTCGAGAAGTTCATCGGTGACGTGAAGAAGGACGCCGGTCAGATCCAGCACTTCGCCAGCACCTACAAGCAGTCCACCAAGCTCGACGACACACAGAAGGCGGCGTTCGGCAAGATGGACTTTCCCCTCAAGATGCTCAACAAGTTCGCCGACGAGCTCAGCCGGGCAGCCGGAGAGGCGTCGCAACAGTCCGGCACTCAGGGCAAGGGACCGGAGGCCAACAGGCCGACGGCCCAGATGCCGGCACAGAAGAAGCCCGGGTTCCTGAACCGGGTCTTCGGGAAGAAGGCATCATGAGCTACGATCCGTTCAAGGCATGGCAGGACTTCCAGCTCGGTCAAGAGGAGCGCCTCAACGGCAAGCTCCTGAAGGAAGACCTGGACGTCGAGAAGATGCACGACCCCGAGGACTACCTCAAGGAAGTCGGGGAGTTCATCACGGAGACCTCGGCACACGTCAAGGCGCTCCAGGACTTCTCGCACCACCACGAGGTGCCCCGTACGAACCCCCGGTTCGGCACGGCTCTCGACAAGGTGGCAGCCGCCGTCGAGCAGCTCAAGAGCGAGCTGGCGAAGGTCAAGCTTCCGCCCGCACCGATGGAGAAGGAGTCCGCGCCGGCCGGTGGTGGCTACGGCGGCGGCGCTCTCTTCAAGAAGTAGATGGAGCCCGGATCCATGAACGCATCAGACCACGCGTTGTTTACGTCCGCCATGGCCATCGCCCTGGTCCTCGTCAAGGTCCTCGAGAAGTGCTTCGACTGGGTGACCAAGAGGGTCAGCGGCGGCAAGGACGGCGCGACAAAGGTGGAGCTCGGTGACGAGCCGTCGCGCATGATCCGGGAGACCTACGAGCAGTCCAAGCACACGGACGAGATCGTCAGCATCCGGGACAACGACGGCATCCCCATGGTCTACACACCCCGCTCCTCCCTGGAGAACCAGCTGAAGATGGCCGAGGCTCTCCGTGACATGAGCAAGGACACCGTCTCCAGCTCCGAAGAGCTCTCCAGGAAGATCGACGAGGTCCTCGCCGAAATCAAGAAGACGCGGGTCTAAGGAGGGTCTTCCTTGTCCCGGCTCGACGACATCATCCGAGAGTCGCTCCGATCAATCTACGGGGCGTCTCAACCAAACTACTCAGGGCGTGCAGCCGGCGGGACCGGCGACAACCGGCATGGCGGTGGTGCGGGCAAGCCCGGGTACCCGGTGCCGGACGGTCTCGAGGACGACGAAGAGCAGCGGTTCCCCTTCATGAAGGAAGGCGAGGCACCCTTGGCCAAGTCCCCCATCCCCGACGATGCCGGCGCCGCACAGGAGCCGACCGTCACCTACTCCGACCAGAGCGATCTCACCGAAGGCGGTAACGCCATGGGGACCGACCGTGTCCCCCGTGAGAACGTCGGACCGACGATCGAGGCCTACAAGAAGCAGGTCCTCTCCAAGGTCAAGCACAAGTCCGTGAAGCCCGTGGGTTCCACCGGCAAGAAGGCGTCCAGCGGAGACATCGACCTCGGCCTGGACACCGAACTGTCACTCGAAGAGATCTCGGCCATCCTGAAGAAGCTGGGGATCGAGCATAAGGTCGCCAAGGGACTGGGCGAGATCAACTCCAAGTTCCCGCAGTACACCCCCGACGGCAAGCCCACCAAGCTCTCCGCCCAGGTCGACCTGATGGTCGGTCCGGAGGCGTGGACCCAGTTCTCCTATTATGGACCTGGCGAGAGCGAGTCCAAGTACAAGGCGCTTCCCCGCACGGGTCTCGTCCTCGGTCTCCTCCGGTACGCCACCGAGGAACCGCAGCCGGACGGCTCGGTCAAGTTCTGGTCCATCAGCCCGGCCAAGGGAGTCTTCCAGAAGGTCGGTCGGAAGGTCAAGAACAAGAAGGGCGAGGAAGAGTTCAAGTCGGACCGTGTGGACGCCACCAGCATCAGTGATCCCGAGGAAGTGGCCAAGCTCATCTCCAAGGGCACCGGCACGCCGTGGTCCGTGAAGGACCTGGCTGCGCCGTTCGAGCAGGTGTGGGCCAAGGCCAAGTCCACCATGGATCCGAAGAAGCTGGAGAAGGTCAAGGGCTACCTGAAGGGCTTCCTCAAGGGAGCCAAGCACGACGAGCCGTCGGAGCTCGGTGAAGCGAACGAGCCCGAGGGCGTCGTCTTCCGCGGTCTCCGTGGTCTCACTCCCCAGGAGCTCGCCAAGCTCGGCGGCAATCCGTCCCAGCCGAACGGCTCGGCGGTGATCAGCAAGGTCGACAAGAAGGGCTACTGGTCCGCCAATCCGAAGCTGGCCATGGTCTATGCCACCACCGCGGCCACTGCGGAACGGAAGGGCAACATCATGGCGATCCTCCGCGGGCGTTCGGACGCCGCGACCAAGGGTTCGGCCAAGGCGCTCAACCCCGGCACCCACGAGACCCGGATCGACAAGATCTGGTGGTCGACGGATCCGGGCCAGCTGAAGGCGGCCAAGCTCGACGAGGGCGGCGGCATCTCTCACCTCGAGGACATGAAGCCCCAGGAGTTCCTGCAGTTCCTGGCGAAGTACAAGGACCTGCCGCTCAAGGGCGGGCTCGAGGTCTCCGAGAAGGTGGACGGCTCCGCCCGCATGGAGTTCGGTGCCGAGAACGGAAAGCTCTGGACCAAGAGCAAGAACGGGACTCCGAAGAAGTCTTCGAAGGAGTGGCCGGACAAGCCGATGTTCGCGGCTCTCAAGAACGCCCACAAGGCGCTCGAGTCCAAGCCGGTGGGACAGAACATCCCGCCGAACACCGTCTTCACGGCCGAGGTCCTGTACACCAAGATCCCGAACTCCATCGAGTACGGTCCGAACGTCATCATGATCCACGGCGTCCACAAGGGCGACGCGGTCCTGTCCGACGAGGCCTCCAAGAAGGTGGCCAACGACCTCATCAAGAAGTCGGGCGGCCAGCTCACGGACGGCAAGGACCCGTGGAAGTTCGAGTACAAGCGGGTCATCAGCCCGGAAGACGTGATGGTGGACGTCAAGGAGGAGTTCACCTCCCTCGGACAGATCTACCAGGAGCTGAAGAAGCTCGAGCCGGACAAGCTGAAGGCGGCGGGCAAGGGCCCGTACAAGGCGGCCATGGAGCGCTTCTCGGCGATCCAGAAGGCGGTCAAGGAGAAGCTGGTCGGACAGCTCCGGAAGCAGAAGTCCTCCTACGGTCCCGAAGGCGGGGACGTGGAAGGCATCGTCTTCCGTGACCTGGAGAACGGCGCGCTCACCAAGCTCGTCGACAAGGACCTCTTCACGAAGCTCAACCAGTTCAACTGGAAGTACCGCGGTCTCATCGGCAAGGGGACCAAGGTCGACAACATCTGGCGGAACGGCGTCATCTCCGACTTCAGGAAGCGGGTGGCCACCGACGTCATCGGGAAGCCTGAGGCGGCCAGCACCGCCTTCGGCCGGCAGCTCTCTTCCCTGAACTCCGAGACAGAGTACCCGAAGGAAGCCGACACCCCCGAGAAGAAGAACGACTACCTGCTCGGACAGTGGGTGAAGAAGAACAAGGCCTTCGGCGGAAAGGACCCGGTCGCGACCTTCAAGGCCGAGATCACCAAGGCCCAGAACGAGATGAAGCAGCTCGAGGCCGAGTGGGCCGCCGAGAAGAAGAAGGGGCCGACCGTCCAGCTCAAGGGGCAGACCCGGAAGATGGACCCGCTCGTGATGCAGCGGACGGACACGGACTTCCAGCAGGCCCACCAGTCGCTGGACGAGCTCCAGAAGGCCGCCGAGGCGATCGGCGGGCTCAAGGGCGACCTGACCAAGAAGGTAGCCATCATGAAGCTCTTCCTCGGCCAGCACCGTCTGGAGAGGCTCCAGGGCGGCGGCGAGGAAGAGGCCGAGGAATCTGTCATGCGTGAAGCACCCGGAGTGGACTCGTACGGGGCCACCCAGCCGCAGACCGGCCAGAAGCCGACCTCGGGGTTCGACAAGACCAGCGTCGCCCAGACCAAGACCAAGGGCGCGCCCAAGGCCACCACCGGCGTCACGACCGAGATGGCCCAGCAGATCCTCAAGAAGAACATCCCCCAGCTGGCGAAGCGGGGGATCAACGTCCGTGGTGCCCACCCGCTCGGGAAGGGAACCCGTGGAGTCGCGTTCGACGTCGGAGGGAAGGTCCTCAAGATCACCAACGACGAACAGGAGGCGGTCGCTTCCTACAAGCTGATGGACGTCAACCTGAAGCACGTCGCCCGCTTCTCGGACGTCTTCCGCTTCCGTGAGGACGAGGAACTGGTCGGCGCCGTCTATGGCATCCTCCAGGAGAAGCTCGCCCCGTTCCCGGGCATGGGCAAGGACCCCAGCGGTCTGGACGCCAGCGGAGAGGCGGCTGAACTGAATCGCGCCATCCTCGCCTTCAACCTTCAGGAGACGATCTACCGCTCGGGCTACAACTGGGACAAGACCAAGGAAGCCTGCCAGGAGGGCGTCTTCAAGAAGATCGCCGAGAAGTACCCGACCTGGAAGACGGACGAGATCGACAACAAGTACGCCATCGCCTACGCCAAGAAGATGAACGTCCAGTGGGATATCATCACGAAGAAGGTGCACATCGACGAGATGGTGCAGGAGCTGAACTCGAAGGGGATCAAGTTTCACGACTACCACGCGGGCAACATCATGGTCCGCCAGGGCGGTGTCTATGTCCTCATCGACATCGGCTACTCCAAGGTCGCCGGCGGGAAGGAACCGCCCGTCCTGGAGAACAAGGTCCCGTACCTCGACGAAGGTCCGCCGAACAGGCTGGCCGCCCTCAAGGCCGCGCAGGCTGGCAAGAAGGCCCAGAAGGACCGTCCCATGATGGACGTGGTCCGGGACGTGCTCCCTCTCCTCAAGAAGAAGGGGATCGTGAAGGGACCGCTCAAGCCGCTCGGACACGGGGCGCACGGCATCGCCTTCGACATCGGAGCGGGTCGGGTCCTGAAGGTGACGGACGACATCCTCGAAGCCAAGTCCTCCAACCACCTGAAGGACAAGAAGCTCAAGCACGTGGTCCACATCTTCGACGTCTTCCAGCTCCCGGGGTCGGAGTTCTACGGCATCGTCGAGGAAAAGCTCGCCCAGATGTCGGCCTACGACAAGAAGGAGTTCGAGCTGGTGACGGACCTGCTGCAGGCCTGCAAGGCTGGCGAGGCCATCCTCTCGGGCGACTACGGCAAGGTGATGGACCAGGTTCGGCTCCACATCAAGGACAAGGACGTCCAGAAGCTGATGGACTCCCAGATGAAGGACTTCCAGCTTCCGGAGATCATCAAGGAGCTGGCGGGCCAGCGTATCGAGTTCCTCGACTACCACGAGGGGAACCTGATGATGCGGGGCAACGACTACGTCGTCATCGACCTCGGTCTCAGCCAGAGCCCGGGCGCGGCTCCCCCTGTCCTCGAGCGGATCGTCCACACCCTGATGCGGGAGTTCTCCGGTACCCAGCGCCTCAAGGGCCAGGGTCCGGTGGGACGTGCCGACGACCTGGAAGAGCGGAGCAAGCCGGACTACACGGACGACAAGCAGGAGTACGTCGGCGTAGACGGCGGCCTCGTGAATCACACCGAGGACGGCACGGTCGACAAGTACGCTCGAAACATCGAGGAGGCCCAGGCTGACACGGTGGGCGTGACCATAGGACGTTACCAGCCGTTCCACCGGGGTCACGCCGAAGTGATTCGGAAGCTCGCCAATACCCACACCAAGACCATCGTCCTGGTGGCCGGCAACACGCCGGACAAGAAGAACCCGTTCTCCTACGAGACCCGGCTCAAGCTCATGAAGGCGTCCCTCCCGGACGTCTGGAGGAAGCTGGAGGTCTACAAGGCGACCTCGGGCGGCAAGAACAGCGGCTTCGTCCCGGGCATCCTCTCCGACGTGGCCGGGAAGGGCAGCGCCCTGAAGGGCGACACGGCCTGCGAGATCCTGGTCGGACCCGACCGTTTCGAGCAGATGAAGCAGCAGATCGACCGGTCCAAGGAGTACAAGGCCCAGGGGAAGGCGGCAGACAGCAACTTCGATCCCGATCTGGCCGTCGTCAAGATGCTTCCGGGCGTCAAGAACGACGACGACACCGACCGGATCAGCGGCACCCGTCTACGTCAGGCTCTGGCCAAGGACGACCGGAACGCCGTCAAGAGCATGCTCGACCCGCATGTCACCTCGAACCAGGCGACCTTCGAGTCCATCTACAAGGATCTGAAGGACGAGCTGGCCAAGAACGAGGGTCCGCTCCGGGAAGACATCGCCGACTTCGGTGGCGAGAACGCCATCATGGCCGTCATCAAGAACAACGGGGAGAAGCTCCGTGCCAAGGGCATCAACGCCGACCAGCTCCATCGCCTCGGAGCGGGACAGGTCGGCGTGGCCTACGACATGGGCAACAACAAGGTCTTCAAGGCGACGACCTCTCCCAACGAGGCGAAGTCCTGCCTCGCCCTCAAGGGAAAGACCCTTCCGCACGTCGTCAAGATCGATGACGTCTTCCGGATGATCGACCGTCGAAACCCCGACAAGCCCCTCTACGGAATCATCCGGGAGAAGCTACACCCCCTGTCTCCGGCCGAGAAGACCGAGGTCGATGACCTGGTCGATGACCTCCGCTCCTCCGAAGTCACGGGCGGGGCGCCCCACATCGTGGACTACGACACGGTCATGAAGAAGATCCGTGACGAGCTCTCTCGCGACCTGGTGTCTGCCGGCGCCAAGAACCGCGAGCGGATCCAGCGGATGATCGACCAGAAGATCGACTACATCGAGCGCGGTCTGAAGAAGTACCAGATCGACCAGATGATGGCGGAGCTCAAGCAGGCCAACATCATGTTCGCCGACTACAAGGGCGACAACATCATGAAGCGTGGCGGAGAGTACGTGCTCTCTGACCCGGGCGGCCGTACCAACGGCGGTGAACCGCCCGTGCTCGAGAAGATCATGGAGACCATCATCTCCGAGATCGGCATCACCATGACCCCGGGAAGCGGCCCCGGCGGAACCCAGGCAGGTCTCAGGGCGGGAAGCTCCGGCTGGTCCAGCCCGCAGAACATGTTCACCGACGAGGACGTCGCGGCCTACCAGGAAGCGCCAGAAGAGTTCGAGCTCTGGTCCGACAAGCTGAAGGGTGTCGACACGGCCAAGGCCATCGGGGAAGAGATCATGCGGCTCCTTGAGAAGACTCAGGCCAAGACGTCTGACCGCGCCTCCAACCAGTTCGAACACCTGGTGGCCAAGTCCCTCCAGAGCCAGGGCATCGACGCCAAGGCTGTCGGTGGCAATGATCCGAAGAAGGCGGACGTCGAGGTGACCATCGGCGGGAAGAGCGCCTACATCGAAGCCAAGTACACCGAGGCCGGCGGCGCCAACCTCGTCTCGGCCCGCATGAAGCTGGTGGACGGGAAGTGGCAGGGATCGGGCGAGCAGACCGGCTTCACGGCTGGGATCGCCAAGGACCTGGAGACGAACCCCGACGCCCAGAAGTTCCTGAAGGAGCTGCACGCCTTCGTGGCCAAGAGCCGCAAGGAGCAGGGTCTTCCGGTGCCCAAGGTCCTCTCCATGCCGTCGCAGGGGAAGCCCGCCGACATCATGAAGCGTAGTCCGAACGCTGTGACCCCGGACGAGATCAACGCCTTCATCGACAACAAGAAGTCGGCAGGCAAGGGCAACCGCTACATCTACCTGAACGTCGGGGCGGGGGACGTGCAGCAGCTGGTGGCCGCCCACTACAAGTACAAGAACGCCCCGTACATGCAGTTCGGCAACGACTTCTATCTTCTTGGAGACGAGGACCCGTTCGGTCTCTCCAAGCTCAATCCGCCCGTCCCCCAGTTCGAAGTGACCTCGGGACGGAAGGGGGTACGTGTAGCATCCAGGACCGGTCGTTACGAGATCATCCCCGAGCTGAAGGCCCTGAAGGTCACTCCCTCTCCCTACAGCCTGGTCGATCCGAAGAAGAAGTTCCCATTCAAGAAGCAGAAGTAACCAGCAGGGAGGGACTCATGGCATGGAGTCTTGGATCGCTGCCCGGTGCCCCACCGACGAGGGGGACTACATTCTCAAGAACGCTTCTCGCACCCTCATCAGGTTCAGTGAAAGGTGCCAGCCTGACATCGCCCAGCTCATGTCTGAGATGGAGGAGCTGAACGTCCCGTTCTCCTACGCCGACAAGGTCAAGGAGATCTACTTCACCCTGATGCCCGACCACGGAGACCACCTCAACGGTCTCATCCGCATCAGCTTCACGAACCAGTCCCGAGAGATCCTCGCCCGCATCCTCATCCACGAGCTGGCCCACAACATCGACGATGAAGAAGGTCTGTCTGAACGAGACGACATCATCACCGAGAAGAAGAAGAAGGCCCGCTACCTCCCCGACACCTACGCCCGGAAGAACGTCGACGAGTACATCGCGATCGGATTCGAGACGTACTACTGCGGCACTCCCGAACAGAAGCGCAAGATGAAGCGGTGCAACCCGCGGCTCTTTGGCGCAATTAGATACCTTCACCGAAAGTACCGAGCGCGTTGAGCTCCTTTTTAGGGTTGACAGCGTCCTGAGACGCCTATGTATTAGGTGCACATTTAGAGACCGGTGCACACACGGCGCGCGAAAGGCGCCAACAACTTTAGAGTCTCACAACCGAAAGGAGCAACACCCGCCATGGCATCACTCGCCGAAATGAGAGCCCGTCTCCAGCAACTGAATCAGCGCACGGGCAAGAAGCAAAACGACATCTGGAAGGCAAAGGACGAGCACGACGTTCGTCTTCTCCCCGATCCGCGTGGACCGGAGCACGACCCGTTCGTGATCCTCGTGTTCCACTACGAGCTCGGTGGGGCCAGCTGTCTCTGCCCGCTGAAGAACTTCGGCAAGCCCTGCAAGGTTTGCGACTTCTGCGAGAAGCTCCGCGCCTGGAAGGGCCCGGATGGCGAAGACAAGGCCGAGGGAGATCGCAAGGCCGACTTCGAGATCTTCAAGAAGATCCAGCCGACCGAGAAGGCGTTCGTCCGTCTGGTCGAGCGCATGAAGGACGGCACCCTCTCTCCGGACGGCCCCAAGTGGTGGTCGCCGGGCTTCACCAACAACAACAAGCTCATCGACCTGATGAGCAACACGGAGCGGATGGAGATGCTCGATCTCGATCCGACCGACGACGCGTCGGGGTTCAAGGTCCTGTTCGACATGAACAAGGCCTTCGACATCCACATCCGCTTCTCGGACGCCGCGGGCAAGCCGCTGGCGAAGGGCAACAAGAAGAACCGCCCGATGACCGAGATCACCGAGGCCAGCATGAAGGGCCGTCCGGTCACGAAGGACAAGGAAGAGCTCAAGAAGCTCCTCACGTCCATCAAGCCGATCGGTGAGGTCTACCCGGAGCAGAGCTCCGAGGAAGTCGCCATCCTGCTCGACAAGTTCATCGGCGGTGGTTCGGCCGAGGCGAAGTCGGAGGGCGGCACCGAGAAGTACGAAGCGAACTCCGGCGAGGACACCGGCGGTCTCAAGGGTGGCAAGTCCATCGACGAGGCCTTCGGCGAAACCGTCGACGAGAACGCCGCCTCGTAATCCGACTCCCTAGTTAGCTTGTCCGTCGCTACCGGGTTTGGTCCGGTACGGTCTGTCAACTGTCAGGCCGATGGACTCTTTTTCTAAAGGAGTCACATGAGCTCTCTCTATCGTATCAAGGGAATGGGGCGTGGGTTCGATGGCCTCGTCATCGAGTCCAGCCACGTCATCACCAACGGCCTCCACGAGGTCGTCCGCATCATCAACCACAACGCCGTCTTCGGTGACCGGAATGTCTCGTTCCCGGTGCCGGAGCGCTGTCTCTTCATCAACGAAGAGTGCCTCGAGCCCTACGACGAAGAGCTCCGCGAGTACGATTCCACGAACCCGAACGGCAAGTTCGTCTGCGAGAGTCGCCACCGGCGCCACGAGCTCGAAGTCGTGGTCGCAGAGTACGAGCGTTGCCTGACAGTCTCCGTGCTCGAACACTTGCACGAAGACGGAAAGTACAACGACACCCGCGGGCGGGACATCGTCCACACCCGCTACACCCAGAGTTTCAAGGATCGGCTCGACACGGTGAAGACCCTGATCGAGAACGAGATCCGCATGGGCGACCTCGACGACCTCATCTTCCATCTCAGGAAGCTGAAGGAGATCGAGTTCGTCCCGGACGCTGGGGCAGAGGAATAGACCATGGCAAAGAAGGACAAGGACGAAGCCCCGTCGACCAAGGACGAGGCGGATTCCCTCAAGCTCAGCAAGCTCCTCGTCAAGCAGTTCAACGACGGGGAAGACAAGATCGCCTGGAACCTCGGGACCGATCACGACAACCCCACCGAGGTGAAGGAGTTCATCTCTTTTGGTTCCACCCTCCTCAACTACATCTGCACCAACCGACGCAACGGGGGTGCACCCGTGGGCAAGATCACGGAGATCGTGGGTGAGGAAGCCTCGGGCAAGTCGCTCCTGGCGGCCCACCTGATCGCGGAATGCCAGAAGCGGGGCGGCATCGCGGTCTACATCGATACGGAGAACGCGGCCAGTCCGGAGTTCCTCGTGCAGCTCGGGGTGAACATCAACGAGCTCGTCTACCTCCAGCCCGGCTGCTGCGAGGCGGTGGGCGAGGCGATCGACAAGACCATCCTCACGGCCCGGGCCAAGGCGCCGAACAAGCTGGTCCTCATCGTCTGGGACTCCATCGCGAACTGCCCGACCAAGGCGGAGCTCGAGGGGAGCTACGACCTGAATATGAACCTCCAGCTGGAGAAGTCCAAGGTCCTCAGCAAGATGATGAGGAAGCTGGTGGACACGCTCGGCAAGGAAAGGATCTGCGTCGTCTTCACGAACCAGCTGAAGACGAAGATCGGCGTCATGTACGGCGACCCGATGACGACCCCCGGTGGCAAGGCGGTCCCCTACGCGGCCAGCCTCCGCATCAGGCTCACCCGCTCCACCCAGCTCGTCCAGGGTAAGCCGAAGAAGGGCGAGGAGAAGGAAGAGGGGACGGAGGGCGCGTCGGAGGGAGAAGGCAAGAAGGAGGCCAAGGGCGCGGTCTACGGCATCAACACAATCGCCAAGGTGATCAAGTGCCGCCTCGGTCCCCCGCTCCGCCAGTGCCGGTTCGACATCACGTTCTCCTCGGGCATCGACGACGAGGAGAGCTGGTTCACCCTGCTCCACGAGCGGGGCGAGATCGAGAAGCAGAAGGGGTGGTGCTACTACTCGAAGTATCCGTCGGGGAAGATGTCCCTCAAGGAAGACCCGACCAACCCGAAGAAGGAGGTCGAGTACGATCGCGGCCTCATGTTCCGGGAGAAGGAGTGGAAGAAGGCCCTCAAGGACTTCCCCGACTTCAAGACCCACGTCCAGAACGACCTCGAGAAGCACCTCATCGTGAAGTACGGCGAGACGCCGGCGGACTTCGGGGGAGACTCCGACAGCCTGCTGGACGTCGAGGCGGCGCTGGAAGTCGCCCAGGGTGGGTAAGTACGTCGCAGGATCGAAGAACGCTCTCCTCGGAGACGGCTTCAAGGACCGGGTCCTCTCTCTCCTCCTAGAGGCGGGAGAGGACGCCCGGGACTTCCGGACGCACCTGCTCGACCGGGGCTACTCCGATCGGGACGCCAACGACATGGAACAGCTGGAAGGAGACATCTTCCTTCCGGCCTACCACGTCTTCCTGGAGTGCAAGACCTCGGACAAGTGGCGGGACAGCGTGGTCATCAAGCCGCGCCCTCTCGCCTGCTTCAGCGGACCCCACAAGTTCTACGTGACCTCGTTCTGTGACAATTTCGAGGCCCGCTCCTACGTAGATATCAGGGTCCACACCTCCAAGACCGTGAAGAACGGGGCGGAGGCGAGGGACGGGGAGTTCGGTCCGTTCTGCACTTTCAGCACGGCGGTCCCCTGTCAGACCCTGGCAGGCTTCCTCGAATCCCTGCGGAGGGCTCCGAAGTGATCAAGATCGATCCAGGTGAGATCATAAGGTTCACGTACCAGCACCCGCCAGAGGGAGTGGACGAGGACACGGGTGACCGCTACAAGGAGGTCCTGGTCCTCCACCCGCACTGGCACGGCCGGCTCCACGGGATCGACCTGAAGAGGCTGACCGAGGCGGAGCGGGACGTCCTCTACGCCATCCTGGACGAGAAGCAGGTCGCCGCCGCCAAGGCCGGCAAGAAGCCCCACAAGTTCCCGCTGGTGAACGACATCCTCCGGCGCATGGATCCTCTTCAGGAGATCAAGAACCCGGTCGGATTCTACACCCGGTTCGTGAAGGTTTTCCTCAAGAACAAGGACGCCTACCGGACCTACACGCCGGTCAAGATGTCCGCCGTCACGATCGTCAAGCAGTCCGACGTCCGTGGCCGGATCACCAACCCGAAGCCGCTCTTCCACGGCGTGGAGTCCAAGCCCTCGCCGCCCAAGCAGCCGACCGCTCCCACCCAGCCGACCGCGCCGAAGCAGGGCCAGAGCCGACTGGACCTCATTCGTCAGCGCGCGCAAGCCAAGAAGTAACCGTTGGGGATCTGACCCAAAGGATTGGGTACGTATCCCACAATGGCTGACGACCGGCTCCACTCCTGCGGCGGAACATTCTCCCAGAGGATCAAGTCTCCTCCTCCGCCCGACCCAGAGAACTGGAGCTGGGGCTGTACTCCGACAGGCACGTTCAAGTGTGACTGGTGTGGGGTCATGAAGAAGTTCCGCTTGCGGGACGGAGAGAAGAAGGACAATGCCCTCTAGGGTTCTCATCATCGACGGGCTCAATACCTTCATCCGGAACTGGTGCGTCAATCCCACTATGGACGGGAACGGCGGTCACGTCGGCGGCATGATCGGCTGTCTGCGTTCCATCAAGAACCTCGTCAGAGACACCAAGTGCACCAGGGCGGTCATCGCCTGGGACGGCAAAGGCGGGTCCCGAAAGCGCCGTGGCATCTACAAGGAGTACAAGGCGGGGCGCAAGCCTCGGGTGAACCGGCACCTCGACATGGACAACGTCGAGGAAAGCCAGAAGAATCTGTGGGAGCAGCACGCTCTTACCCGGAAGTATCTCGAAATGCTGGGCGTCTGTCAGGTGGAGGTGGAGGACTGTGAGGCGGATGACGTCATCAGCTACCTCTGCTACAGCATGTACCACGACGTGCAGAAGGTCATCGTCTCGACGGATCGTGACTTCTGGCAGCTCGTCAACAAGAACACGATCGTGTACTCTCCCACCCGCAAGGTGTACTACAGTCCGGGCGAGATCAAGGAAGAGACGGGCGTCCTCCCCATCAACTACATCTACATCAAGGCGATCAGCGGCGACAAGTCGGACAACATCCAGGGTATCGCGAACCTGGGTCCCAAGACGGTCGTCAAATTCTTCCCGTTTTTGGCGGATCACGAGAGCAATCTCGAGGAAATCAAGGCGGCTGCGCAAGCCTTGGTACCGACAGGGAAGCGCGAGAAAGAGCTCCTGAAGGCGCTTTTGGAGCAGTGGGAGGTAATTATCACCAACGTTCGTCTCATGCAGCTCGCCAACCCGATCATCTCGCCGCAGTCCACGCACTCGATCCGCCACCAGGTGGGGAAAGACGTGGGGTCGGTGAACGTCAGTGCCATCAAGCTGGCGCTCCTTCGGGACAACATCCAGATACACGACCAAGATTTCTTCATGGTCTTCAACGAGTACCGCGGTCGCTTCACGGCGGATACCAGAGAGGATTCCCAGAATGTCTGACCAGCTACCGGCCAACGACACCTTCGGACCGATGGGGCGCTCCTATCAAGAGAAGGTGGTTCAGGCCGTCATCCAGGACCCGCTCTTCGCAGAGCAAGTGATCGACGTCCTGGACCCGAAGTTCTTCGATCTCAAGTACCTGGAAGAGATCGCCAAGCTGGTCTTCCGTCACCGCCTGGAGTTCAAGACCTTCCCGTCGCCGGACCTCATCGAGATCATGGTGCAGAAGGAGCTGGACAACGACCTGGTCGCCCAGCAGTGCAAGGAGTTCCTGAAGCGTGCCAAGGAGAACCCGCTCGGCGGGGACATCGGCTACGTCGAAGGAACGTCCCTGGACTTCTGCCGTCGTCAGACGCTGAAGGAGGCGATGGTCTGTGCGATCGACAAGATCGAACAGAACGACTACGAGTCGATCTCCACCATCATCAAGGACGCCCTCAACAAGGGCGCGACCCGTGACCTCGGCCACGAGTACATGGACGACTCGGGATTCGCGGCCCGCTCCAAGGCGAGCATCCGGAAGCCCATCCCGACCGGCTGGCAGATCATCGACAAGGAGCTGAACGGCGGCTGGGAGCGCGGCATCCTGGTGACCTTCATCGCTCCCACCGGCGCCGGCAAGTCCATGTTCCTGGTGAACTGCGGGGCGGCCGCGGTGGCGCAGGGGCTCAACGTCCTGTACGTCACCTGCGAAATGGCGGACTACAAGATCGGTCTCCGTTTCGACTCCTACTACTCGGGCGTCGCCATCAACGACGTGCCCAACGAGCAGGAGAAGGTGCGGGCGGAAGTCAAGGACAAGGCGAAGGGCGGGCTCTTCATCAAGGAGTTCCCGACCAAGACGGCCACGGTCCAGACCATCAGGGCGTACATCCAGCGCCTGACGGCCACCAAGAACTTCATCCCGGACATGATCATCATCGACTACGCCGACCTCCTCCGTTCGAGCCGCGGGTTCGAGCAGAAGCGGTTCGAGCTCGAGGGCGTGTACGAGGAGCTCCGGGCGATGGCCCAGGAGTTCAAGGTCGTCCTCATCACGGCGGACCAGACGAACCGCGCGGGTCTCGACATGGAGGTCGTCTCCATCGGTCAGATCGGCGAGGCCTACGCCAAGGCCACCGTGTGCGACGTCATCATGACGATCAGCCGGCGTACGGAGGACAAGCAGATGAACTGCGGACGCCTCTTCATCGCCAAGTCCCGACTCGGCCGTGACGGCGTGGTCTATCCCTTCACGCTCAACACGGCGACGGTCAAGGTCTCGGTGCTCAACCAGGGCGAGGATCCGCTCGCGATCTTCCTGGAGAACAACGACAACCTGAAGAAGAAGACGGCCGAACGCTTCAAGAAGCTCGGCATGGTCGACAACAAGAAGCCCGACTCCAACTAGGGAGATCCTCAGACATGAGCGCTTACTACGAGCCCCAAGGCTTTGCCTTGGAGATCTATAAGGATCGCTATGCCCTTCACGGGGAGGAGACCTTCCACGAGGGCTGCGACCGGCTCGCCACCGTGGTGGCCGGTGCCGAGACCAACGGCAACGTAGTCAAGTACCGGGCGGAGTTCTCGGAGCTCCTGAAGCACAACTACTTCATGCCGGGTGGCCGCATCTGGTACGGAGCGGGCCGTCCCAAGGGGCAGCTCCTCAACTGCTTCGTCATCCCCATCACCGACAGCTCGGAAGGCTGGGGCAAGAACGCCAACGACATGATCGTCATCTCCTCCAAGGGAGGTGGCATCGGGACGAACTTCTCCCCGGTCAGGCCGAACGGCGCCGACATCGCTGGCCACCGCGGTCAGGCCACGGGAGCCTGCAGCCCGATGGAAGGGCAGAACGCCTGGGGCAATGTCATCAAGGGCGGGGGCGGTCGACGGGTCGCCCTCATGTTCTGCCTCAACCTGAACCACCCGGACATCCTCGAGTTCCTCGACAAGAAGCTCGACCTCAAGCAGCTCAACAACGCCAACGTCTCGGTGAACTTTAACGAGGACCCGGAGCTCTTCTTCAAGAAGGTGAAGGCCAAGGAAGACGTCGAGCTCCGTCACGGCGGCAAGCTCTACGGAAAGATCCCGGCCGACAAGCTCTGGGAGCGCCTGATCTCCAACGCTCTCCACGGCGGTGAGCCCGGCATCCTCAACGGCTACCTCGCCAACAAGATGAGCAACATCGGCTACTACGCCGAGCTGCTCAGCACCAACCCCTGCGGCGAGATCTGGCTGACGGCCTACGACTGCTGCTGCCTCGGGTCGATGGTCCTCCCCCGGTTCGTGAAGGACGGGAAGGTGGACTGGGACCTGCTGAAGAAGTCGGTGGCCACCTCGGTCCGCTTCCTGGACAACGTCCTGACGGTGAACAACTACCCGCTCCAGGAGATCAAGGAGATGTGCTCGAACATCCGGCGCATCGGCCTGGGTGTGCTCGGTCTCCACGACATGCTCCTCCTCCTCGGGCTGAAGTACGCCTCGGCCCATGGGCTGGAGATGATCGACAAGGTCATGAACTTCATCAAGGTCTCCGCCTACGAGGCCTCGATCGAGCTGGCCAAGGAGAAGGGACCGTTCCCCGCCTTCGACGCGGAGAAGTACCTGAAGGGCGGCTTCGCCAAGACTTTGAAGCCGAGTCTCCGCGCTCTCATCCGGGAGCACGGGATCCGGAACTGCGCCCTCCTCACCATCCCGCCAACCGGGACCACGGCCCTGGTCTGCGACTGCTCCTCAGGGATCGAGCCGCTCTTTGCCCCGGCCCACATCCGGAAGTTCCGGAAGGGCGACCTGTTGGCCCAGGAGATCGTCATCCACCCGCTCTTCAAGCAGTTTGTCGAAGAGGGGAAGAGCACGAAGCACTTCCAAGGAGCGTATGACCTCAAGCTCCGGGACCACTTCGAGGTGCAGCGGGCCTGTCAGAAGCACATCGACAACGCGGTCAGCAAGACCATCAACGTCATGCCCGGGACCTCGGCAGAGGAGCTCAGTGACCTCTACATGGAGTACTTCCCGGAGCTCAAGGGCGTGACCATCTACCCCGAGGGGAGCCGAGAAGACCAGCCCCTCACCCCGCTCTCCATCGAGGAAGCCTTGGCGGCCCTCAAGGGGAAGGGGGACAAGATCCTCATGTCATATTCAAAGGACGCGTGCAAGGACGGTTCGTGTGACATCTAGCCTGTACTCAGGCAGAAAGTCGTGGTATAATGGATTTCACAATGGCACTCCCGGTACCAGAGAATCTGGAAGACGCTGCCCTCGTGACCCACAAGGGTTGCATGGACGGCGCGGGATGCGCGATCATGTTCATGTTGGCGGGCGGGAAGCGTGAGAACATCCACTACGTCGCCGCCGGCATGGTCGAGAGGTTCGTCAAGAAGGATCCCGTCTTCCAGTCGAACAAGTTCCTGATCTTCGCGGACGTCGGGCTCAACACCCCGAAGTACGCCGAGGTCCTCGAGCGTCGTGGCAACCTGGTCCTCATCGACCACCACGACACGTCGCTCCACCTGCTGGGCCGTCACTGGGCGGAGATCGAAGAGAAGAACCAGCGCTGCGGCACGATGATGCTCAGGGACTACCTGATCAGGATCGACGACGAGAACAAGGTCGGATTCGGGCGGCGGCTCAAGAGCACGAGCTACCGGATTTTCGCCGAGTCCATCGACGACCACGACCGCTGGCTACGCCAGAAGCTCCCGTTCTCGGAGGACCTGGCGACCTTCATGGTCTTCGTCGGCCAGCAGGACTTCATCACCCGCTTCGCCGACCCGAAGGACCGGATCTGTCAGAACATCGCGCTCGGTCGTGGCAAGGTCTACTTCACGCAGTTCGAGGACGACATCATCAACATCCTCGACAGGCGTCGAGATGAGGCGATCGAGGAGGCCATGAAGAAGGTCACGGTGAAGGAGATCAAGCTCTCCGACGGGACCCAGGTGATCGGAGGGTTCGTCGTCACCAACGAGCCCAACATCTCTCTCCTCCTCAACCGGCTCCTGGAAGTCTACCCCCAGGTGCAGATGGCTGTCAGCGTCTGCATCGAGAAGGGGGCGGTCGGGATCCGCTCACGTGCCGGCGAGCTGGACGTTGGCCGGATAGCCGGCCTACTTGGTGGTGGCGGCCACAAAGGCGCCGCGGGGCACAGGCTTCCGCAGGATCTGAGCGAAGTAATCCTGGAGCACATCTATGGCTGATATCCTCGGAGTCTCGTTCGACGACATCTTCGTCAAGCTCCTTCGGAAGCTGAGCCGGAACCCCGACTTCGTCTGCGCCCCGCGTGGACAGAAGATCAAGGAAGACCTGGCCCTCACGCTCGTCCTGACGGACCCGCGGTCCCGCTTCATCCACAACCCGGCCCGGAAGTCGAACTACGGGTTCGCGGCCGGGGAGTTCCTCTGGTACTGGCAGGGTCGCCGGGATCTGGAGATGATGCTCTACTACAACCGGCGGATGAAGGACTTCTCGGACGACGGCCACACGCTGAACTCGGCGTACGGCTACCGGCTCCGGGCGGGGTCCGACCTGCTGGACATGGACAGCCAGTGGAACAACTGCATCGCCACCCTGTCGGGGGACTCGGACAGCCGACGGGCGGTCATGACCATCTTCGCCCCGATCGACGCGGACGTGGCGGTGCACCAGGGATCGAAGGACGTGCCCTGCACCCTCTCGCTCCAGTTCTTCATCCGTGACGGCGCGCTCCACCTGCACGTCCACATGCGGTCCAACGACGCCATCTGGGGCCTGACGAACGACCTCTTCAGCTTCACGCTCTTCCAGGAGTGCATGTTCCTGGACCTGAAGCGGCAGAACCCGAAGTTCGCGGACCTGCGCCTCGGCCAGTACTACCACACGGCCGGCTCGCTCCACCTGTACGAGCGCCACTTCGAGATGGCCGAAGAGGTCATCAAGCTCTACGACGAGGGCTTCAGGTGCTACGACGCCATGCCGGCCCTCACCAGCCTCGAGTCTCTGGACAAGCTGGGCTACGACGAGGAAGAGCTTCGCAAGCGTTACATCGACCAGATCCAGCTCTCCAAGTACGAGGGCGGGGAGCTGTGGCTGGCCGACGAGTTGAATGTACACCGGCAAAAGAGGGACGCCGAAGAGTCCCTCAAGGGAGACAAGAAAGCAGGCTGAACATGGGACAGAACATCCGCGATCAGATCAAGGACCTCGAGATCGAGGTCGCCCCGAGCTACCCGCCCAAGGAGTACTCGAGGTTCGACGACTTCACCCGGGTCACCGACCTGCGACGCGGTCAGGATCTGCTCTACATCGGGTCGAACGCGTACTTCCCCTCGGTGAAGCGCAACGTTCGCACCATCACGACCGTCAAGAACAAGCGGGAGCTCGAGAAGCTCCTGTCGGCGGAGCGGGTCTTCGACCGCATCTTCATCGCCCGGGAGAACGTCCTGGACGAGCGGTTGGTCACGGCGGCGGTGCAGCTCACCGCGGCCAACGGACTGGTGTGCTTCTTCTCGGAAGACGAGGGGCTGCGCGCCGGGTTCCACGAGATCGTCGAGAAGAACTACCCGACGGCCCAGTCGTGGAACTGCAAGTCCAACGTCGGTCCGCTCGTCATGACCGACGCCAAGGGCAATCCGTCCTACCAGGATTGATTGTCCCTGTGACCTCCGCTCCCATATTTAATCAGCGGAGGATCACAGAATGAGCGCACTTCCCCCCGACATGTTGTACGACGTCTTCAAGCGTCAAGAGGAGTTCATGGAACTCCTGCGCGTGAACGACAAGCTTCCCGAGTGGCCGGTGGACCTCACCACCAAGCCCGGCCAACGCCTCATCAAGGAGACGGCCTTCAACCTCTCCGACGAACTCCACGAGGCGATGGCCACCCTCAAGAACAAGATGCACCGGCTGACCGACGATCGCACCCTCGACTTCGGTCACTACAAGGAAGAGCTCGGGGACGCCTTCGCGTTCTTCCTCGAGATCTGTCTCCTCAGCGGGATCGGGGCGGACGACCTCTACGAGGAGTACTGCCGCAAGAACAAGACCGTCAAGGAAAGACTGGCCAAGGGCTACTGATGGGCCGGTTGCCGGGAGACATCTGCGCCAGGTGCCTGACCCGTCAGGGGACGGAGATCTGGACGGAGGGTACGATGGCCTACATCCACGGCGCGTACCAGATGTACTGCAAGGTCTGCGTCCTGACCTGCCAGATCCAGCACGCCAAGGAACGGGCGGCGGCGATCCCGGAGATGGAGCGGGAACTGGAAGAGCTGAAGAAGGTGGTGGATGGATAGAGGGTACGAGTGCCACCTGACGTTCGACGCTGAACAGGCGAAGCTCGCCGAGGCGTCGTGTCCCTACGGCTGGAAGTTCAGCCGGATCGAGGGCGATCCCGTCCTCGGCCAACGACTCTACTGCTACTGGACGGCGTGGCACGGGTCGCAGGGAGTGATCGAAGACGAGATGCGCGGCGCCATCAGACTGGCCAATCGCAACGGTCTCCCCCTGGTCAGGGCGAAGATCGAACACATCATCTACGACCAGAGGTACTAATGAGCGTAGTCATCAATCTCTACGGTGGACCGGGCACCGGCAAGTCCACCTCGGCGGCCTACCTCTTCTACCTGCTGAAGTCGCAGGGGAAGAACGCCGAGCTCGTGCGGGAGTACGTCAAGGACTGGGCGTGGGAGGGTCGCACGATCTCCACCTACGACCAGATCTACCTGCTCGGCAAGCAGGTCCGTCGGGAGAGCTTCCTCTACGGGAAGGTGGACATGATCGTCACCGACGCCCCGATCATGCTGGGCATCTACTACGCCAGCAAGTTCTCTCCCCTCTCGGTCAGTGAGGGAGTCCGGGCCATGACCCTCGCCTACTACCGGCAGGCGGCCGAGGACGGCCACCAGCACCACCACGTCTTCCTGGAGCGCACCAAGCCGTACAAGCAGGAGGGTCGGTTCCAGAACGAGGAGCAGGCCAAGCAGATCGACAACGGCGTCTATGGGATGCTGTCCGACCTGCGGATCCCGCTTGTCCGATGCGGGACGCAAAGAGAAGATCTAGACGAGCTACTTACCACTCTGAAGGTAAACAACCCCAAGGCTTAGCCTGGAGACTCTCGCGATGAAGCGCACGACAAAGCTCAGGATCTTCTACAAGTCCAAGTCCTCAGGACAGGGTCACAATCCCTACCACACGGGCGGACTGGCGGCGAACGCGCTGCACACCGTCGGCGTCCTCCGTCGGGAGGGTGTAGACGTAGACCTCGTCGCCGTGTCCAGCTTCGACGAGCTGGCGGCCTACCTTCGGGCCAACCCGGACATCACCCACGCCGTCATCGAGGCGGTCTGGGTCAAGGCGTCCGAGGTCGTCCTCCTGTCCCACGCCCACCCCCACCTCAAGATCGTGGTGCGGGCGCACTCCAAGATCGGGTTCCTCCAGGTCGAGCCCGAGGCCATCCCGGTCATCCGGGCCCTCATCGACCTCGGGGAAGAGTACCCGAACATCTCTTTCTCCAGCAACAACCAGGAGTTCTGCAACTCTCTCGGGGAAGTCTACGGCGACGTGCTCTACCTGCCGAACCTCTTCGACTGGGACGGGTCTCCCCCGAAGAAGCACAGCCACGATCGCATCCTCAGGCTGGCTTCTTTCGGTGCCACCCGGCTCCTGAAGCTCCACTCTTCCGCGGCACTGGCGGCCCTTCAGGTCGCCGTCCGCCTCGACCGGCAGCTGGAGTTCTACGTCAATACCGACAATACCCCGGGAGGTCACAGCGTCCGGAACACGATGCGGAACCTCTTCGCTGGTCTCCCCTGGGCGAAGCTGATCGAGGTGAGCTGGCAGGACGCGGCCACCTTCCGGGAGACCATCGCTGAGATGGACCTGGTCTTCCAGCTGTCCGCCACCGAGACCTTCTGCCTGGTGGCCGCGGACGCCGTGTCCAGCGGGGTGCCAGTGATCGTCGGAGAGGCCGTCAGCTGGGTGCCGGAAAGGTACCAGTCCAACATCGACGACACCTCGGAGGCGGCAACCGAGGCCATCCGCGCACTGGAGAGCAGCCACAAGACGGTCAAGGTGCAGCAGGAAGCCCTGAACGACTTCGTGGAGTCTTCGACTCGGATCTGGCGCACGTTCCTCGGGATGCCGAGCGGACGGGAAAGCCGCAAGAACCTCTGGTGGATTTTCTAAAAAGGAGCAGCACATGGGATTCAATCTCGAACTGAACGGCAACCGCGTCGCCATCGACCTCGACGAGGTGGGTGACCAGACGGAGAGCGGCCTCTACGTCCCGCAGACCGTCTCTCAGGAGGGCCCGAAGAAGGGCAAGGTGGTCGCGGTCAGCGAGACCTACCTCGTGAACGGGGCGACGGTGACCAGCAAGTTCAAGCCCGGAGACGCGGTCCTCATCGACGCCCTCGGCGGCATGAAGGCGACCATCAACCGTCGTGAGTACCTCGTCGTGCGGAACGAGGACATCCTCGGCCGCTACCTGCCGGAGGAAGCGTGAGCGCCTTCAAGCACCGCGGGGAAGACATCTCGGTCGACGAGGCTCCCCGCTTCAAGGAAGAAGGCTACACCGTCGACGGGAACGGCAAGGTGGTCTACAAGGCGAGCAGCCGGGTAGGCACGGCGTTCAACACGAGACCGGACAAGGCGGTCGACGACGTCAAGGAGATGATCGACAGAAACCTGGACGCGAAGTAGCAGCTGTGATATAATACTCCTATGCTCAAGGAGTTCGCCTCCTTTCACAACCATTCTCACTTCTCGGTCTTCGACGGCCTCTCCCTCCCGGAAGAGCTGCTGAAGGCCGCGAAGGAGAAGGGTCTCAAGTCCATCGCCCTCACCGATCACGGTGTGACACACGGTCACGCCGACTGGTACCTGATGGGGAAGAAGATGGGCGTGAAGACCGTCTTCGGCGTGGAAGCCTACGTCATCCACGACCTCAAGGAGTGGAAGGCGCTGAAGGGGGAGATCGACTCCCAGAAGCGGAAGGGCGCCAAGAAGGAAGACAACGAGTACACCGCCGACGGTGACGTCGTCGATCCCAAGGCCCTTCGACGCAAGGGCCACCTCGTCATCCTCGCCAGCAACCGGGAGGGTCTCAGCAACCTCTACCAGCTCACGTTCAAGGCCCACAAGTTTGGCTTCTACCAGAAGCCACGCATGGATAAGGTGATGCTCCAGGAGCACGCCAAGGGCCTGATCGCGACCTCGGCCTGCATGGGCGGCGTCATCTCCAAGCGGCTGTGGGACCTGAAGGAAGGGTCCTGCACCTGGGAGGACGTCAAGAACGAGGTCCTCGACTACGACCGGATCTTCGGCCGTGGCCGGTTCTACCTCGAGCTCCAGTTCAACGAGATGGACAAGGAGCAGAACTACATCAACACCTCCCTCGTCCAGCTCCACAAGGAGACGGGCGTCCCGCTGACGGTGACCACGGACTCACACTACGCCACCCAGGCTGAGTGGGAGCCACGAGAGCTTCTCCACCTCATGGGCTGGAGCAAGAAGACGGTCGCCGACCTGCCGGAACAGAAGCTCGACTCACAGGTCAAGCAGCTCTTTGTGAAGTCTCCCGAGGAGATGTGGCTCACCTACGAGAAGCTGGCCGGTCACTGCATCGATCCGAAGACCGCGATGGAGGCGTTCCAGGGGACGCTCCTCATCGACAGCCTCATCGAGGACTTCGAGCCCGACACTCACCAGCGCCTGCCCACCCTCCCCTTCGCCAATCCCTACAAGGAGATGGGCATGCGGGCCATCGCCGGCCTGAAGAAGCTGGGACTGGCGGAGAACGAGATCTACAAGGACCGCCTCCTCTTCGAGCTCGGGGTCATCAAGCAGAAGGGGATCTCGAACTACTTCCTCGTCTGCCAGCAGATCATCGAGGAAGCCAAGAAGTACATGCTTGTCGGTCCAGGCCGCGGCTCAGCCGCCGGCTCCCTCGTGTGCTGGTGCCTGGGCATCACGGACCTCGACCCGATCAAGAGAGACCTGCTCTTCGAACGCTTCCTCGACATCGACCGCGCCGAGCTCCCCGACATCGACACGGACTTCGAGGATCCCAAGGCCGCCAAGCGGATGCTTCAGAAGATGTTCGGGGACGACAACGTCGCCTCCCTCAGCTCGTACGGCACGTTCCAGATCAAGGGACTGCTGAAGGACCTGGGGCGTGTGTACGGCGTCGACCACAACCTCATCAACAAGCTCAACCGGCAGATCGACAAGGAGCTCAAGGTCCTCTACGTGGACCAGGACAAGAGCACCCTCGTGGTCAAGCTGGACGACATCATCCGGGTCAGCCCGTCGTTCAACACCTTCGTGGAAGAGAACCCCGACCTGGGCAGCAAGATCAAGACTCTCTACGGCCGGATCAGGCACGTCACCCGGCACGCGGCTGGTGTCATCATCGGCGACAACCTGCCGGCGGAGACCAGCTGCTTCGTCGCCAAGGCCAAGGGCAAGAAGACCAAGGACAACGAAGACGGGGAGGACGACACACTGGCCGAAGAAGGCGAGATGGTCGTCCAGTGCTCGTTCACCGAGGGCATCGTCAACAAGAACCTCTCGGCCATGGGCTTCGTCAAGATGGACATCCTCGGGCTGGCCAACCTGCGCGTCATCCGGTGCGCCCTGGAACACATCAGCTCACGGACCGGCAAGAGCTTCGACGAACTCTACGAGGGACTGCGTTCGCACAACATGGACCTCGATGACATCAAGGTCATGAAGAACATCTTCTGGGACGGGAACTTCGGAGCCATCTTCCAGTTCTCGAACCCGGGCATCCGGGCGCTGGCCAAGCGGGTCAAGCCGGACAGCTTCGTCGACGTCTCGGCCATCTGCTCTCTCTACCGCCCCGGCCCGCTCAAGGGTGGGTATGACAAGGTCTACGTCACGGCGAAGCACGGGGAGATCGCCTCCCTCGGTCACCCGGTGCTGGACGAGATCCTCGGTTCGACCAAGGGCTGCCTCGTCTTCCAGGAGCAGCTCATGAAGGTCTGCTCCGTCTTCGGCAAGATGACGGGCAAGGAAGTCAACCGCGTCCGCAAGGTCCTGCTGAAGAAGGACAAGAGCAAGACGGAAGAGTTCCTGAAGCAGGAGAACGACGTCCTCTACGCCAGCTTCCACAAGGGCTGCATGGAGCACGGCTTCCCCGAAGACAAGACCCTGAAGCTCTGGGAAGACATCAAGGCCTTCGGCGGCTACGCCTTCAACAAGAGCCACTCGGATGCCTACTCCCTCACCACGATGCAGACGGCGCACCTGGCGACCTACTACCCGCTGGAGTTCTACACGGCGGCCCTGACGAAGGCGCAGGCCAACGCGATCCAGACTCTGGTGGCAGACATCCAGAAGACGGGGATCAAGATCCTCCCGGTGGACATCAACAAGAGCCGGGCGGCCAACATCATCGAGGGCCTGTGCATCCGGCTGGCCCTCGGACGTGTCCTCGGCGTGGGTCCGTCCGTGATCGAAAAGATCGTGGCCAACCAACCATACACCTCGTTCCAGGACTTCCTCGACAGGTCCAAGGCCAACAAGACGGCGGTCGAGGCGCTCATCCAGGTGGGAGCCTTCGGGTCTCTCCCCGGCTGCGGCAACATCAAGCGGCTCTGGGAGGCATACCGGAAGTGGACCGACAACGTCCTCGTCACCCTCGACGGGGAGCTGAAGATCGTCGACGAGAAGGTGTCAGGCGGTCCGAAGCTGGCCCGAGTCCAGTCGGTCAAGGGCCGTCCACGCTGGGACGAGCTCTACTCCCGGATCATGACGGATGAGAAGATCGAAGACTTCAAGCTCCACGAGAAGGTCTTCCTCGAGAACGAGCTCATGGAGTTCAGCCTCGCGGGTACTCCCTTCGAGATCCTCGACCGGAAGAAGAAGATCACCGCCATGTTCGATGGGGTGGTCTCCACGATGGAGGAGTTCCTCGGCGGCGAGGAAGAGATGACGATGCTCCCGGTCGTGGTGAAGGAGTGGAAGGAGAAGCCCCAGCGCAACGGGCAGATGTTCGCCTTCATCAAGTTCGCCACGGAAGACGGGGAGACGTTCGACGTCCCGGCCTTCGCGAACATGTGGAAGTGGATCTCACCCGTCATCCGCAAAGGCTCGGTCTACATCGCCACCTTCAACAGAGACATCGACGATGACCCCGAGCGCCTGAAGCTCGGCCGGCCGGGGTGGGCGCAGAGCCAGCATTCGACGATGCAGGCCTTCATCAATGTGGACGACATAAGTCTCTAGGGAGAAAACACCATGAAGATCTTCATCGCACTCCTCGCCTCGATCCTCGCCGTGAGCGGCGTCACCCTCAAGCTCAAGCCGAAGGAAGAGCCGACGATCATCTCGGAGAAGCAGGTCGCCTCCTGCTCCCAGTTCGTGATCGAGAACCGCGTCCCGGCCAAGGTCACTCTCACCTTCAGCTGTGGTGCCGACGTCGATGCCCCCGAGCTGGACATGGACCCGCACACCCGCCTTCAGGTGGACATCTGCGACCCTCGGGAGTACGCCTCCGCGCCTCACTGTTTCATCATGACCTGGTCGAGGAAGTAGATGACCAAGGACAACAACGGCCCGTACAGCATCGGGTCGACGTTCTGGCCTGGGCTCTCGAAGCTCGTCGAGGAGTGCGGCGAGGTCGTCCAGGTGGTGGGCAAGTTGCTTGGCACCGGGGGAGAGACCAAGCACTGGAACGTCCCCGACCTCAAACGCGCCCTAGAGGAGGAGATCGCCGACGTGATGGCGGCCTGCTCTTTCGTGATCGAGGAGTGCCAGCTGGACGCGGGGTTCGTGTACACCCGCTACCAGATGAAGAAGGAACGCTTCAAAGAATGGCACAACGGCAGCAAACTGTGATACAATAACAATCCTGGAGGCAACAATGACCATCGCAACCGTGCTCGCGTTCTGGTGGGTCGTACCCATCGTCCTGACCCTCGTGCTCTACAAGTTCGTGCTCCGGCTCTGCTTCGGGATGGTCTCCGTCTCGAAGGACGAGGTCGGCATCGTCGACAAGAAGTTCGCCCTCTTCGGCGCGAAGACCCTGCCCGACGGTGCCGTCATCGCCCTGAAGGGTGAGGCCGGCTTCCAGGCGGACACGCTGGCCCCTGGCGTCCACTTCGGCCTCTGGCCGTGGCAGTACGCGGTCACCCTCCAGAAGTTCGTGAACATCCCGGAGAACCACGTCGGGCTCATCGAGTCGCGAGGTGGCCAGGTTCCGGTGAACGGTCGAGTCCTCGCGCGAAAGGTCGAGTGTGACTCGTTCCAGAACGCCCGCGCCTTCCTCGAGGCAGGCGGAGAACGTGGTCCCCAGATCGCCATCATCACCCCCGGCACCTACCGCATCAACACGGTCCTCTTCTCCCTGAGGATCGTGGAGGCTCTCGAGATCCCCGACAACATGGTCGGCGTGGTCACCACCAAGGACGGCAAGCCCCTCTCGACCGGTGACATCGCCGGCGGAGAGTTCCCCGGCCACAACATGTACCAGGACGGCGAGGCCTTCATCACCGCCGGTGGCTACAAGGGCCTGCAGGAGCAGGTCATCCTGGCCGGCCTGTACTACATCAACCCGCTCTTCGCCACCGTGGAAGTGAAGCCGATGACCGAGGTGCCCATCGCCAATGCTGGCGTGGTCATCGCCTACGTCGGTGGGGTCGGTGTGGACGTCACGGGTGAGTCCTTCAAGCACGGCAACCTCGTGGTCCGTGGGCAGAAGGGTGTGTGGGTCGAGCCGCTGGACCCGGGCAAGTACCCGATCAACCCGTACACCCACAAGGTCGAGGTCGTGCCGACGGCCAACGTCGTCCTCAACTGGGCGACCGGCAAGACCGAGGCGCACAAGCTGGACGCCAACCTGTCCACCATCACGGTGCGTAGCTCCGACGGCTTCAAGTTCAATCTGGACGTGAGCCAGATCATCCACATCCCCCGGACCGACGCCCCCAAGGTCATCGCCCGCTTCGGCAGCGTGGCCAACCTGGTCACCCAGGTCCTGGAGCCGACCATCGGCAACTACTTCAGGAACGCGGCCCAGGGCTCGGACGCCATCGCCTTCCTCAAGGAGCGCGAGAAGCGCCAGCAGGACGCCCGGGCTTCCATCAACAACGCCCTGAAGGAGTACAACGTCGGAGCGGTGGACACCCTCATCGGTGACATCACCCCGCCGGACGCCCTCATGGAGACCCTGACGAAGCGGAAGATCGCCGAGCAGGAGAAGATCACGTTCGACACCCAGCGCATGGCCGAGGAGACCCGCAAGGAGTTCGAGCAGGCCAAGGCGATGGCGGCCACCCAGGCCAACGTCGTCGAGTCCCAGCGGAAGGTCCAGATCGCCGAGTTCGACGCCCAGTCGGCGGTCAAGAAGGCGGAAGGCGACGCCCAGTCCAAGACCATCAACGCCAAGGCGGATGCCGAGGTGCTCGTGGCCATCGGTGACGCCGAGGGCAAGAAGATCACGGCGGTCGGCACGGCCGAGGCCGAGGTCATCCAGAAGAAGACCGACGCGAACGGCAAGGCCAACTACGCCCTCATCGAGGTGGCACGCGCCCTCTCCTCGTCCGGTCACGCCCTGGTCCCGGAGATCATGGCCGGTGGCGGTCTCGACGGCAACAACCAGGGCGGCCTGGTGAACGTCCTCCTGGCCGGCCTCATCAAGGACGGCCTCTCGAAGAACGGCAGCAACGGCGGCGGCACTCCCGAGTCCCACTAAGGAGCCAACATGGCCAAGATCAAGATCACCTGGATGAGCGACGGAGCAGGCGTCGATAGCATCCACGAGAACGGTCCCAAGATGGCCAAGGACAGTTATCTTGGCCACATCACCCGCATCGAGGACGAGTGGTTCTTCGTCCAGGCGGGAGTCCAGAAGCCGCACGGTCCCTACGGTTCGATGGCGGAAGTTCGCCGAGCAGCTCTCAAGATCGTCGATGGGGAGTACATCTAGGTATGTCCATGCGCGTCGCTCTCGTCATTCCGACCATCCGGGAGAACTCCTTCAAGGACTTCATCTCCCGGTGGGAAGCCCTCGGTCTCTATCAGGCAGTCGACCTGATCGTGATGGAGGACAATCCGAAGAAGACCTTCGACGTTTCCAGCGTCGACAAGCGGTGGGGAGCGGTCCACCTCTGCTGGGAAGACATCGAGGCTGACCTCGGGAAAGACAGCTGGATCATCCCCCGGCGTTCGGACACGGTCAGGAGCTACGCGTACTACTACGCCTGGAAGATGGGTTACGATTTCATCCTCACCCTCGACGACGACTGCTACCCGCCGTCGAGGGATGTGGATGGACTTCAGTACGAGGACGGGGAGTCGTTCGTCGCCTCCCACCTCCAGTACCTGGAGAAGCGGACCCGGTGGTTCAACACCCTGAACAAGGTGAAGCCACGTGGCATCCCGTTCTACAACCTCGGTCGCAACGACAAGGTGATCGTCAATCACGGGCTCTGGACCAACGTGCTGGACTACGACGCCCCGTTCCAGCTGGCCAACCCGATCCCCGAGGAGTTCAGCTTCGACAACCGGATCGTGCCCAACGGCTCGTACTTCCCGATGTGCGGCATGAACGTCATGTGGCGCCGGGACGCGACGGTCCTCATGTACCACCTGCTCATGGGCCAGGTCCTCCACTCCAGAGAGAACAGCAAGATCTACACCCCGCCCCTGGGGACTCTCCTCACGGTCCCGGACTCTCCGGGCCTGGCGCTGGAGAAGTTGGCCTTCGACAGGTTCGGCGACATCTGGTGCGGCATCCTGATGAAGAAGATCGCGGACGTGAAGCGTCTTCAGGTCTCGACAGGCATGCCCTACATCCGGCACGAGCGGGCCAGCAACCCGTTCGCCAACCTGAAGAAGGAAGCGAACGGCATCGAGGTCAACGAGAAGTTCTGGGAGCACGTCGACAAGGCTCAGATCTCTCCGGGGCTCGACCTGGATGGCTGCTATGGCGAGATGGGGCAACACATCGGAGCCTATTCGGAGTACCCAGAACACGCCCAGTACTTCAGGCGGCTGGGGGAAGCGATGGTCATCTGGTCCAAGCTCTTCCGGCGCCACGGCGGCGGAACTTCGGGAGTCTGACATGAAGCAAGACATCATCCTCTTCGAAGGACCGGACGGCGTGGGGAAGACCACCATCGCCAAGGCTCTCTCCAAAGAGATCGGCGTCCCGTACTTCAAGATGAACTCGGAGCACGACAACTGGCGCAAGGGGAAGTTCAAGGAGGCGCTGGAGTTCGACCAGACGTACCTCACCCAATTCCTCAAGCAGACCGGGTGCTCGGTCATCATCGACCGCGCCTGGCCGAGCGAGTGGGTATACTCCATGGTCTTCAAGAGGGAGACGAACTTCTCGGTCCTCTCTCAGCTGGACCGGGAGTGGAGTGAGCTCGGCGCCCGCATCATCATCCCGTGGCGTGAAGACTACACGAAGAACCGGGAGGACGAGCTGGTCCCGAAGAACAAGCTCAAAGAGATCCACGACGCCTACTTCGACTTCATGGAGTGGACGAACTGCGACGTCGTTCCAGTGAACGTGGACTACTACAAGAACGACACCAAGTCGGAGCTGGACTACATCATCCCGCTCCTCATGAGATAGGAGACATGATGAAGCGTCTAAGACTGGTCATCGTCGAGTCACCGTTCGCGGCCCGCAAGCCGGACGGCAGCTGGGATCCCGAGGGGGTGGAGGAGAACCTCCGCTACCTGCGGGCTGCCATGCACGACTGCCTGATCAAGGGAGAAGCGCCGTACGCCAGCCACGCCCTCTACACCCAGCCCGGCGTCCTCGACGACCAGGTCCCCGCGGAGCGGACCCTCGGCATCGAGGCAGGGTTCGCCTGGAACACCCAGGCCTCGGCTTCGATCTTCTTCGTCGACAAGGGCATCTCGTCAGGCATGAAGCTCGGGATCAAGAACGCCGTCGTCGACGGGCGGCCCATCGAGGTTCGCTCTCTCGCGGACTTCCGCACGGAAAGGTCGGAGGAAAATGAGGAAGAACTCAAGCGGCTCATCGGTGAGGCAGCGCTTGCGTACGCTCTTGAACGACGCAAAGCAGAAGAGGAGTGGCAAAATGACTTCTAGGGATTTCTGTTTCTGGCTGCAGGGGTTCTTCGAGATCCAGGATCCCAAGACCCTGGACGAGAAGCAGCTCGAGGCCGTGAAGAAGCATCTCTCTCTCGTGTTCATCCACGAGATCGACCCGTCCATGGGCGGCAAGAAGGAGCAGGACAAGCTCAACCAGGCGCACCACGGTCCTGGCAAAGACCTTCTCATGCGCTGCTAACTGTGGTATAATAGGTCTATGCGAATCGGATATTCCTACTGGGGCTTCCTCGGAGATCACAAACGCGAGGGCGGTGAGGCCGTCTCCACACCGGACGGGAACGCCGCATACTCCTGGAGCATCATCTGGGAGCTTCTGCAACGGGACTACACGGTCTACACGATGCAGAAGGATCGCGACCGCGAGGGCTGGATGAAGTATGGCCGGGACCTCTTCGCCTCGTTCAGTGAGGAGAAGCGGACCGAGGCCTACCTCGGCATCGAGCGGACCAACGGGGTGGACCTCCCCGAGCTGGACGTCCTGCTGGTCGAGTGGAGGTTCCCGATCTTCGGACGGAACTGCTGCTCGTGGGAGGGCGCGCCCTGCTTCCCCAGCGACGCGAAGAGCGGCCAGCCCATGATGGCCTCGGGGTACGCCGACAAGAAGATCGAGCTCCAGCCCGACCTCTTCAGGCAGTACGAGATCCTGCGGTACTATAAGGAGCGGGGCACCAAGCTCATCTTCTGGGACCTGGACCACAAGCTCCTGGGCCACGACGAGATCACCTGGTCTCCAGACGCGGTCTTCGAGACTTCGAAGAAGCCGCTGCACCTGGTCACCAGGCGGACCAGCGTGGAGTTCCCCACCATCGTGGCGGACCTCATGCAGCACCCGACCCTCGAGGCGGACGAGAACCGGAAGCTGGTCTACATCGGCAGCCGGTACGAGCGGGACGACGTCATCACCAAGTGGCTGAAGCCCGTCTCGGACTCTTTCCCGGGGCAGGTGGAGTTCTGGGGCAACTGGATGCGGACGGTCGAAGAGTGCAAGAAGCTCTGGCCGAACGTGAGCTACAACGACCGGATCACCATGGCGGACTTCCGTCGGGTCTACGGTTCGGCGGTGGCCTGTCCGATCCTGGCGAAGCAGAGCTACCTCGAGACAGGGTTCATCACCCCGCGTCCGTGGGAGGCGCTCATGTTCGGTACGATCCCGGTGGGGCTCGGCTCTCACCTCGGCATCTCCTCCTACGTCCAGCCGGGCCTCATCGCCGGCGACGGGTGGGACATGATCGAGGTGGTGAAGACCCTGACCGGACTTCCCCTCAAGGAGCGGGACCGCATCCGCAGAGAGAACGTCGAACAGATCGAGCACATGGACGCCCGGTACTTCGTCGACAGAATCGAGGACGTGGCCAATGATGTGGTGGACATGGGTGAAGACCTACTTATCGAGAAAGAAGGAGCCTGACATGGCACGTAAGAAAGAATCCGTTCGCTTCCTCGTCACCGACGGTGTGAAGCCGAACCGCGTAGGACCCGCCCGCGTCTTCAATCTGAAGGCGCCCATCGTCCTGAACATCCCTGCGGGGGCGTCGGTGAGGGTCCCTCTCGGGGTAAGCTGCAACTACCCCCTCCAGGTCTTCGGGACCCGTGGGTGTCTGCAGAGGGGTCTGACGGTGCTGGAGCCGAACGGTCCGACGTTGGACGCCGACACGGACCTGGTCCTCATCGTGAAGAACACGGGCAAGGAGACCCAGCTCATCGAGCAGAGCGACGTCCTGGCCCGCGCCTTCGTGCTGGACAACAACGACCTCGAGCTGGAGTGATGCCGACCTGGGCAGTCGTCGTGCTGCTGATCGTCTGGCTACTGGCGATCAACTACAGACAGTGGAGACCCTGATGGAGTTCTTCGTGATCATGGCCCTCATCGCCCTGCCCATCGCCGGTACCTTCTACGTTCGTAGACGGACCCGGAGACAGGTTCGCTTCTATGAGTCCAACTGATCGGCCCACCTGGGACGACGTCTGGATGGGGCTGGCTCTCACGCTGTCCCAGCGGTCCACCTGCTCCCGGCTTCAGGTCGGCTGCGTGATCGTCACCGAGGACAACCAGCAGGTCCTCGGGGTCGGCTACAACGGAGGTCCCAAGGGGATCTCCAACGACTGCCTCAGCCTGGAACCCGGCCTCTGTGGCCATCTCCACGCCGAGGTGAACGCCCTCATCAAGGCCAACTACACCAGCGTCGCGAAGAAGAAGATGTACGTGACCACCCAGCCCTGCTACCAGTGCGCCGTGGCCATCGTCAACGCGAACATCTCCGAGGTCGTCTACCAGAAGCCGTACCGGCTGACGGACGGTCTGGAACTGCTTGCCACAGCAGGTATCAAAATCCGTAAGCTGGACGGGTAAAACCGGCTGCAGCTTCCTATTTAGACCTGAGGAGCATCGCAAGCCATGAAGAAGACAATCACTCTCCCCGACGGATCCGTAGAGGTAGTCGAGGGAACCGCCGAAGAGATCGCCAGCTACGAGAAGGCCAGGAAGCACGACACGGCCAACGAGTCCCCGGCCCCGAAGTCCAAGAGGAAGATCCTCCTGACCGAGGAGCAGAAGGAGCAGTTCCGCCAGCTGATGCGGGACGAGATCCAGAAGCAGCCGGTCCGGTACGAGTTCCACAGCATGTGCGTGGGATGCGCCGTCTGCCAGCCGTGGCGCTACACCCACCCGATCTGGATCGCCCCGGTCCAGCCGTGGATCGATCCCATCCTGCCGTACGTCGGTGACCCGCTCCCCGGCCAGCACACCATCAGCTGGACCTCGGACAAGGTCGACCTGCAGCCCATGCTCGACGCCGGCATCAAGCCGTCGGTCGTGGCGGGCGGCGGCATCGGGAACCTTCCCTTCCTCGGAACCTACTCAAGCCAGGCGTAAGAGGGATCCGTGGACGACAAGAACAAGGATCTCGAACGCCTCAAGAACCCGGTGGCCCTCTCCGAGAAGGAGAAGAACATCCAGCAGGTCCCGTTCCGGATCCATAGGAACGACTACCAGGCGCTGAAGAAGCTGTTGAAGGGGGACAACTGGAAGCTCCAGACCCTGTTCACCGCGGTGGTCGACGCCTACATGAACCGGGACCCGCTGCTCATCAAGATCCTCGCCGACTGGAAGGAAGAGAACTCCATCCCCAAGCGGGCCAAGGAGAACTACAACCTCTCCACCAGAGAGCGCAAGGGAATCCTCGACGAGCTCGAGGACATGGGTGATCTGGAGCACGAGTGAAGCTGCTAGCTCTCACCTTCTCTCTCCTCCTCGTCCTGGGATCCTGCGCCTGGGCCGAAGGCACCACCCTTCGGAAGAACAAGTTCGGTCACGATCAAGTCTTCGTCTCTTTCCCCGTCAAGTGGAACTTCACCTGCGACTTCCCTGAGAAGTTCAAGGCCGACGTCCGCGACGGGTTCCGCTACTGGGACGACATGACGAAGAAGGATCTCTTTCAGGAGGTCCCCTGCGGCACGATCAAGAAGCCAGACCAGGGGATCGCGGTCGGTTGGTCCATGAAAGAGTACCTCGAAGATGGGGAGAAGGAGAAGGTCGCCGGGACCGCCTACATCTTCCCCGGACTCGAGGTCCCCACCGGCGGGGCGATCATGTTCTGGAAGGACTGGCTCACGGAGCGGAACGGGAACATCCGGCGCTCCGTGTCCCGTCACGAGGTAGGTCACCTGCTCGGGTTCGAACACAACACCCGCTGGGACTCGTGCCTGATGTACCCGTACGTCAGCACCGATCGCGTCAGCTACGAGGGACACGAGAAGCAAGCCTGCTGGTCGGAGTACCGCGCATTCATTCGCAACTATCGCTAACACCTGGAACCACTATTTTGGTATAATAGGACAGGTGAGCATGGACATCAACATCGAAATCTTGGCGCAGCTGAAGCTGTTCAACGAGAACCTGGCGAAGCTGACCGAGGCGTTCAACAAGCACTGCAACCAGACCCACTACGGCCCGACGTCTCCGCTGCCGGCGAATGTGAAGCCGGTCGCCCAGTTCAAGGAGAAGAAGTACTCCGAGCTAACCGACCAGTTCTCCGAGGCGCTGAACAAGGTCTATCGGGACAAGTACCTGGTGGACGACAACGCTTTCTTCTCGGCGCTCGGGTTCCCGATGATGGGAGACCAGCTCGACCAGACCCGGATGCAGAAGCTCGCGGGCATCAAGCCCAGGAAGCCGATGGACATCGACGGAGTCATCCTCGAGTACAAGTACACACCGCCCAAGAACCTCGACCACGTTCCGCTCGATGCTCAGTTCGGCTACCAAGCGAAGGGCTACGGCTGCAAGGATGCGAAGCAGTGCATGAAGCCGCACCCCCACTACGAGCAGGACTGCGAGTTCCGCTTGCCCTACGGCTCCTTCAGCTACGGAGCGGCCATGGAGATCTACCAGTCCAAGGGGATGGAGGGCCTGAAGAAGTACGCCCCGGCCGGTCTCGACGTGGAAGGCTACGTCAAGAAGTACGGCACCCACTGGATCGCCCCGTCGATGCCGTACGTCGATCCCGGCGAGTTCGACGACGAAGAGAAGACGGACCCGATGATCAAGCCGGCCACCACGGACCTCAAGCTCCAGCGGAAGAAGGACGGACTCTGCCCCGAGTGCGGAAAGGCCGGCGAGTGGAAGGCGATGGCGTGTGTCTGCCCCGAGCACGGCCGGTACATGGGATGAGCTGGATCGGCGACTGTTGGTGCTGTCCCGCTCCTCCGCGGGACGAGGGACCTCAAGAGAACGGATCGAACGTCGTGAAGCACCGGACCCGCGGTGGTCGTGGGGTGGTCGCTCAGGCGAACTCCAAGGGGAAGCGAGAGCTTCCGAAGAAGAAGAGGAAGCGATGAGAAGCCTGCAGCGGAACCAGCAGAAGCTGGCCTACGAGAAGTTCAAGAAGCTCTGGCGTGCCGAGAAGCGCTACCAGGCAGGCATCATCGCGAAGCAGGGGAAGCTGCCCGAGGGAGTCACTCCTCTCAAGCGGCGCCCCACGTTCAAGATGTGGGTCGACATCACCAAGACCTACAAGGCTCAGCAGACGGCAGAGCCGATCGAGGTTCAGGAGTTCGTCGATGAGACGAGCCTGGAATGGGACGAAGAGGAGGCGTTGCCTCCGGGAGATCCGCCGAGTGATAAAGAGGCCGAGGTTCAAGAGTAGCCACAGCACAAGAAGGATCAAGCTGCGGGCGAGCTGTTCAAGTCGCCAGGACGAAGCGGTAAGCAATGAGGACCGCGACGGACACTACCAGATACCGGGCAAGAAGTCGAAGAAGGAGCGCAGGCGGATCAGGCGCCGCTTCGAGGGAACGGGGGATGAATGAGAGTATGTCACTTCAGCGACTGGCACAGCGACCGGAACAAGCTTCCGGCGGCTGACCTGTACGTCTGCACGGGGGACATGTTCCCGAACTTCCCTCTCCTGCAGCTGGAGAACAAGTGGGGGCGTGACAAGAAGCTGTGGCGCGCCAACATGCACCTCTTCAAAGAGGGGGATGTCGCTCCTCCGGGATGGCCCGTCGGTCGGGAGTTCGATCCCGAGTTCGAGGCGGTGCACCAGAAGCGGTGGGTCAAGGAGGTTCTCAATTCCTACCGTGACCTCATGCCGGCGGAAAGCCGGGACAACCCGGTCATCTGCGTCCGTGGCAACCACGACTTCGCAGACCTCTCCGATGCGTTCGGAGGGGACGTGTGGGAGGTCAACCTAGATCCATCCCGGACCACCGTTGTTCACGGCCTGAAGGTCGGTGGGTGCCGCGGCATACCTCAGATCGTTGGGGAGTGGAGCGACGAGTTCGAGGAGAGCGGGAAGCCGCCGGAGGGTCTCATGATCCGTCCGAACCAGGGGAACTTCGATGAGGTGGTCACTCACCTGCCCACCGACATCGAGCTCCTCCTGACCCATGCGCCGCCGTACGGGATGCTGGATGCTGAGGGAAACCACTACGGTTCCCGCGCCGTCCGGAGCTACATCAACGAGCGGCTCTACGTCTGGGGCAAGGTGCGTGCCCACTTCTTCGGACACGTTCACATGTCCCGAGGGAACCGGAGCGAGGCAGGGATCCTCTTCAGCAATGCAGCTCGTGGACACTTTGTGTACGAGTTGTGATAGAATGGTATGTATAGGCACATCTGTTTCCCGGACTCCGGGAAGAAAGGACTGAAGTACATGAGAACGATTCTGGCACTGGGGGTCGCCATGCTGATGCTGGCCGGCTGCCCGAACTACGGGGAGGTCAGCTGGGAGCACTGGCCGCCGACTCAGTCGGAGCCCACTCCGACCGCGACGGTCGCCGATATGTCCACCCCGCAAGCGCCGGGACCGGACATGACGACAGCCCCGACTCCTCCGGACATGGCCGTGGCTTCGAGCCCCGACATGTCCACCGCACCCGCCGACATGGCCACCACTCCGCCGGACATGACGACCGGTGGGCAGTGCGACCTCGGCCACGCCCCGCCGCCCGACATGGCGAAGCGTGACTGCGACGGCGACTGCGACGACTGCAAGCTGAAGTGTCACAAGGATCACGACGACCGAGACAAGGACAACGACGACCACCACAAGCAGTGCATCGACGGCACCCCCAAGCTCCACGATCCGAACAAGGGGCGGGACTTCTGTGACAGAGAAGACCACGACCGGCGCAAGCACTGCCAGGACCAGGACAACGACTGCGTCCTGAAGTGCAAGAAGGACAAGGACGACTGCCACAAGGGGGGCAACTAACATGATCCGCCATATCCTCATCGCAGCACTGCTGGTGTGCGTGCCCACCCTCGGCCTGACCGCGGAGCACAAGCCCGGCGAGTGCTACCAGAAGACCATCACGGTCTGCGTCCCGAAGAAGAAGAAGGTCATCAAGGCCCCCGAGGTCGTGGTCACCCCCACGCCCGAGACGGTCATCGTCGCCCCGGCCCCTGAGCCGGTGGTCGTGGAGCGGACCGTCATCAAGACCGTCCCCGGCCCGACCAAGGTCGTCGAGAAGCCCTGCACCCGGCCCCACGTGACCGAGTGCGAAGCCAAGGACAGCGACCCCCGTTTCGGCATCTACGGCGCCGCAGGCGTCGGGGTACGTGACCAGTACTACTCGGTGAACCTCGGCATCCAGGTCCGCGTCCCGAAGGCTCACCTCGGCTTCCGGATCTTCAGCGCGATCGATCGTGGCATCGGGGCCCAGGGCCTGATCTATGTCTACCAGGGCAAGAGGGTCCTGGTCCACGTCGTCGACCCCGGCATCCAGGCGACGGGCACGGTGTTCAGCTACAACAACAACACCGACGTCCCCCGCAGCCTGGACATGATCCTCGGCGCCGGTGTGCAGGTCAAGCTCAAGTGCGACCTGGCCCTGCTCATCGACTGGCGTGTGAACCTCGCCGACCCGGTCTACCTGGCCCAGAACAACGGGGTCCTGGTGTCCACCGGTCCGAACAGCGCCAGGTACCTCGACGCCCCGCACGTGGTCGGGAACTCGTTCTCCAGCTCCCAGCTGATGCTCGGTCTGCTCTGGGACCTGCCCGTCGGCAAGGGACGGTAGAGCCATGATGCGCCTACTGGCACTGGTCGTTCTTCTCGTTGGCTGTGGTGACATGCAGGCGGCACCCCAAGGTGTGGACCTGGCTCGGACGGCGGACCTCTCGGAGCCCTACTCGGGTGACGACTGGCAGCCGGACGGTGGAGATGTTCCGCAGGGCGGTGGGTATGACCCGTGCCAGTACGCCATCTGTAACAACCCCGACGACCGGGTGAAGTACTCCGACCCGGCTCCCTTCGTTCCTTCCCTCCCGCTCCCCTTCACTCCTTAGCTCCCGACATCAGGAGTTTTCCATGGATCGCGTCGATGACATCTACGGCGACGGTATCGGATACGTGCACCTTCTGGACAGCATGGGGGACGAGTTCACCCCCGCCGAGGACGCCCGCACCAGCACCAACAAGGGGCGCCTCGGTCCGGAGAAGGACGCGGCTCTCCAGGAACGTCTGACCAAGGACGCTCACACCTCCCCGTTCGAGGGGGTGGTGGTCAAGGTGGAGATCATGACCCCGCTCTTCGTCCTCAGGGAGCTGGACCGCCACCGCACGGTATCGAAGGTCGCCGACGAAGATGTGGAGATCATCACCCCTGAGGAGTCTGGCCGGAAGTGGTTCGCTCGCAACGAGATGAGCGGCCGCTACGTCCAAATGCCGAACCTCTACTACCACCCGGTCCAGGTTCGCGCCCAGAGCAAGACGAACATGCAGGGCGGCGGACCGATCCAACTGGTGGACGACGCGGTGGCTCGGGAGTTCAAGGAGTCTGGCCAGGTTCTCTGTATGATGGCCCGGGACCTCTATGACCGGGCAGTCGCTGCCGGAGTCGAGAAGGGGATCGCCCGCATCTACAACACCCAGAACCAGTACACCAAGATCAGACTCACAGGAAGCCTCAAGAACTTCTGTGACTTCCTGTACCTCCGGCTACCAGGGGTGGTGCTGTGGGAGTGTCGGAGAGTCGCCGAGGCGCTCGAGGAGCTGCTGAAGGAAGCTTTCCCCTCTCCCATGGAGCAGTGGCGCAGGAACATCTACGAAACTGTCCGACTGACCAAGGCCGATCGAGCGGCGCTGGTCGAGATGATGGACGCCTTGGGAGAGTTCGGAGACGAGTCACTGCTTCCGGCAGAGTGGCAGTCGGCCCTAGCAAAGGTGAGGGGATAGGTATCGCCATGAATGACAACCTGAACGGCAGTCACCGCAACGGTCCGCAGAACGCTGAGGATGGAGACATCCTCCCCGAGATCCGGCCCGAGCTGGTGGAAGCTGCCACACAAGCACCGCAGTTCGACAGCACGAACTACATGGCCGAGAACAAGTCTCGGTTCCCGCCGGCCCCGGGCAAGATCCCGAAGGACGCCCGGCCGGAGGAGCGGATGGCGATGATCGCCACTGGCGCCCCGATCGAGCGGGTGCGAGAGCTCCAGAGCCTGCCCAACCCCGGTCTGATCCAGGAGTCGATCGAGAAGCTGGGCACCGCCTTCCTGACGGGGGATCCGGAGATCGATCAGCTCTACGCGGAGTGCATCAAGTGCTTCGCCGAGAAGGGGGCCGAGTACACGGTCGGCAGCAAGGACCGCCTCGCCAACTTCAGGGGCGTCGCCCAGGACGTGGACGTCCCGATGGAGAAGGTCTGGTACACCTTCTTCAACAAGCACCTTCGCGCCCTCCAGTCGTACATCAAGAACGGCTGCACCGTGAAGAGCAACGAGCCGATCCGGAGCCGCATCATGGACCTGATCGTCTACCTCACCCTCTTCCACAAGATGAGCCTCGAGATCGAGCGGAAGCGCGAAGAGGCGCTCCGGGCAGAACACGGTGTCATCTCGTAGGATCCTGTAGTATAATAGGATCAGATGGCACACGCTTGCATGGAGGGTTCGATGGAAGAGACCGAGAAGAAGTGGGAACGACAGCACCGGGAGCAGACCGAGTTCCTGGCGTCCATCGGGCAGAAGTACCCGCCCTGTGGCTTCTCCATCGGTGACGGCTGGAAAGAGCCGGTCTTCGAAGCCCTACGGAAGGTGGCTGCGATCGCCAAGGAAGCCGGGCTGGAATGGGAGCTCGCCCAGGTGAAGCAGAAGTTCTGCCAGCTCCGCATCTACATCGACGTGGAGACCCCGGGCGTCACCCGTGAGAACCACAACTCGGAGACCAATCCCTGGCTCTTCGAGGAGAACCATCCCCTCCACGCCAAGTACGACGAGATCCACGCGGCCATCGGCGTGGCCGAGAGCGCCTGCAACGTCCGCTGCGAATCATGCGGTGGAGACACCAAGGGCGGCGCGGCCTCGGGCTGGAAGGGCTGCACGGCCTGCAAGGCGGCGGAGAAGCGGGAGTACGAGAAGAAGTACCCCGGCGAGAAGTGGGAGGACTAGATGCCCTGTCGTGACGACTGGCCTTCGCCCACCGGGGCACAGGCACGTAGCCAAAGAGCGGCCCAGCTTCTCGTCTCTCTCTACGAGAAGATGGGGAAGCCGGTCACCAGCTCCCTGAAGAACGACGCCAAGGACTGCTACTGCAACACGGACCACGTGAAGGTCCTATGCGCGATCCTGAAGGCGATGAGCGAGGGGGAGCGGGACGTCTACCTCTACGATCCACGGGACCGCAAGGCCCGGGCTCTGGCCGACTGGTGGGAGGACCACCTGGAGTCCGACCGTCAGCGGGAACAGGCGGAGAAGAAGAAGGACCAGCTCAAGAAGCTCCGCCTCAGCGCCTTGAAGAAGCTGACCAAGGCCGAGATCGTGGCACTGGACATCTCGGAGTACAAGATCATCCAGTGGGAGAAAGAAGAGGAGTAACATGGACCCGCTCCGTTGGGCAAAGTTCTTCGCTGTAGTGAAGCACGGCAACCAGACGTACTCGGGTTGTCTCCCCTACAGCCACCACCTGGCCGCCGTGGAAGCGGTGCTCCGCCGCTTCGGAGTGGACATGCAGTACTTCCTGGAAGCCGCCTGGCTCCACGACGTGGTGGAAGACACCAACACGAAGCTCAAGGAGATCTACGAGTTCTTCGGCCCCGAGGTTGCAGACCTGGTCGGAGCCGTGACCAATGAGCCCGGGGCAAACAGGAAGATCAGAGGGATGCTGACGTACCCGAAGATCCGCGCCGTGAAGGGCGCCACCCGGCTGAAGCTGGCGGACCGCATCGCCAACGTCGAGCAGGGCGGGAAGCTCGTCGACATGTACCGCAAGGAGTACGAGGACTTCAAGAGGAACCTCTTCGTCGCCGGCGAGAACGAGGACATGTGGAACCACCTCGACGGGATTATGAAGGAGGAAGCATGAAGATTCTCGTCGACCAGGACGAGGTGCTCGCCGAGTGGGGCAAGCGCATCCTCGAGTGGTACAACCTCGACAAGGCCATCGAAGCCAGGGAACAGAACCTCCCAGCCCCGCGGGTCTTCACCCTCGAGGACATGAAGCACTGGGAGCTGAAGATGAACCTCGGCCCCGGCAGTGAGGTCTACCTCAGGAACTACATGAGGTACCCGAACTTCTACCAGGACCTGGAGCCCGTCGAGGGAGCCATCGAAGGGATGAAGGCCCTCATCGACGCTGGCCACGAGGTCAAGATCGTGACCTCCATTCCCAAGTGCGCCGGCCTGGCGTACGAGGGGAAGCTGCAGTGGCTGCGTGAGTACATGCCCTTCTTCCCCCTGAAGAAGTTCTACGCCGTCAGTGAGAAGTATGAGGTGAAGGGCGACCTCCTTCTCGACGACGGTCTCCACAACCTCACTCCTTTCCAAAGTGTGGGTGTCGCCGTCGCCTTCGACCGGCCGTGGAACCAGAGCTGGACCGGACCGCGCGTCAAGAGCTGGCCGGAGTTCGTTAAGTTCGTAGAGTTTGCCAAGAGCATCCGCTCTCACGGTGAACCTACTTAAATCTCCAACGCCACAACATTCCAGGAGGAAACCATGGCGAAGCGCCGCACGACCAAGACCGAGAAGCTGCTCCGAGAGATCCAGAAGGCCGGCAAGACCGGGCTCTCCCACAAGGAGATCGTCAAGTTCCTGCTTCGTGGCACCGGCCGCAAGTACGGCCCCGAGACGCGTCGGCTCTTCGACTCGCGCCTCTACGGCACGAACAGCCGCAGCGGCGTCCTCGAGCGTTGCGACCGCAACTTCAAGAACGGCAACTACACCCTCTCGAAGAAGGCCACGACCGAGGGTCCCTTCACCGAGTCGCTGGCCCAGCCGGTGTTCTCCGCCTACGAGCCGTCCTACACGGACGAGGACTACACCTACTAGTCCTTCCCAAGGAGGAGGTTCCGTGGTATAATGTAACCATGGGCCTCCAACCTTCCCAGCTCAGAGCTTATCACAAGCTCTCCTCTCACCACCGAGCGGACGTCCTCCGGGTCGCCTACGTCTCGTGCTTCTACTGCCTCCGCCACTTCTCCCCCAAGAAGAAGAAGATCAAGGAATGGTGTGACGATGACCAGACGGCGATCTGCCCGTACTGTGGCATCGACGCCATCCTACCAACCCACATGGGAACGGAAGCGCTGCAGGACATGCACGACTACTGGTTCTCTGTCGTGACAGGAAAGGGCTACCAGATGAGAAAAGGAAGAGCACTGGCCAAGATCAAGGCCGTCATCCTCGAAGAGGACAAGATCGACATCAACGACCTCGCCTACAAGGCGCACAACATGGCCTGCGAGAAGGGCTTCTGGGACGACCTGAAGGAGGAGCCGGGCAGGCTTACCAGCATCGGGGCCAAGATCGCCCTGATCCACTCCGAGGTCTCCGAGGCGATCGAGGAGTACCGCAACGGCCATCCCCTGGACGAGACCAGGATCGAGGACGGGAAGCCGGAGGGCTTCGGTGTGGAGCTCGCCGACGTGATCATCAGGGTGTGCGATCTCGCCGCCCGAGCGGGCGTCAATCTCGGCGCCTGCATCAACCTCAAGATGAGGTACAACGAGACCCGACCCACGAGGCACGGGGGAAAGCTGATCTGATGGCCAAGAAGAGCTACAAGACCAGACCCTTCAAGGGACCAAGCGACTTCATCTGCCCGATCCACAAGGAGACGGTCACGATGAAGAACCGGACCAGGATCGACGAGGACACAGGCAGGGCGAAGAGCGCCGGCTCCTACCTCTCATGCCCCAAGTATGGCGAGTGCCACTACTGGGTCTCTCCCTTCAACAGCCAGGGAGCCATGGTCGCCGTGATCGAAGAACAAGGAGAAGGACGATGAAGAAGCTCTTGCTCATGCTCTGTGCCCTGCTCGCCCTGTCGGGCGTGGCCGAGGCGAAGAAGAAGAACTGGCTCTTCAGGGGCTACAACAAGCTGGGTGCCCAGCTGAACGTGGGGGCGCCTGACGGGGCGGGCGTGGACGCCGTCATCCGTCCGCTGAAGTTCCTCCGGTTCAACGTCGGCGGGACCACGGACATCGCCAGCGGCGGCATCCGGGCCGGGGTGACCGTCGCCCCTTTCTACTACGTGTCGCCCTCGGCGACGATCGAGGGTGGCTACCAGTTCCCGGGGAACTTCAACCGGGTGGTGGCGATGTTCGCCTCGGACCCGAAGAACCCGCTGCTGAACTCGGTGGGCTACGGCTACGTGAACTTCCACGGTGGGCTGGAGTTCGGCCACCCGAACTGGTTCATGTTCGGGATCAGGGCGGGATACAGCTACATCGGGACGCAGACCTCGGGGCTGCAGACGTACATCAACCAGAACTCCAAGGGAGTGGACCTGAAGGTGCAGGAGGTCGGACTGGGCGTCTGGACCCCCAGCGCGAAGATCAACTTCCTTGTGTGGTTCTAAAGGAGTGGAGTCATGAAAACAATCCTTTCGACGATCCTCGTTCTTTCGACGTGCTTTGCGGTGGGTGGATGCGTGGTAATCCAGGCGACGGAGCCGAGCGCCTGCCTGAGCCAGAGCGTCAGCATCCCCGGAGCTCCAAGCCAGGTCGGCAACGCGGTCGGCACCGTCAGTGAAAGCAAGACCTTCGAGCAGGACCTGAGCGGGGCACCGACGGACCTGGTCACCAGCCTGAAGCTGACGGGCGGCCAGATCTCCCTCCAGGGCTCCAGCCTGGACTTCCTCGACGAGGTCAAGGTCACTCTCCTCGGTGACAACCCGGTGGTCCTGGTGGACGTGAAGCCGGCGCCTGGAGCCACCTCGGTCGCCATCCCCGCCCTTCAGGAGAACATCGTGAAGTACCTCCAGGGGGGCAAGGTGGAGCTGCAGTTGGACGTCACCGGACGTCTGCCGACGCAGGACTTCGATCTGGAAGTGGGCCTGTGCGTTTCGGCCGAGGTCGACAAACAGATCGGTCTCTGATCCGCTATTTACCTTCATGCCCTCGAAGTACACCCGCCCCACGCCGGCAGACATCGCCCGTCGGATCTACGGGACCTTCACCTCCATCCTCCATACCGATCACGGGATAGACGAAGAGGAATGGGACCACATGCCCGATGAGCTCAAGTCGGCCTTCATCGAGGCGGTGGACATGGTGGTCAAGGAAGAGCTGGAGACCATCGCCAACGTGTTCGACCGAGAGGTCAACGAGGTAGCAGGACGGAAGGCGCAGGCCATCGCCGACGAGATCGTGGCCTCCACGCCCCCGCCCCAGCCATCAAACGCCCCGCCTATCCCATGCTACTACTGCGGGAAGAGGCGGGCGATCAAGTGGAACGCCTGCGCGGAGTGTCTAAGACCATGAGCGAAGAGACGAAAGTCCCCACCCAGTACATCCTGATCCGGAAGGACCTGCCCATCGAGAAGCAGATGGTAAACGTGGGGCACGCCGCCGGAGAGTCCATCCTGAAGGCTCCCATCGACAAGAGGACCCGCATCCGGCTCCTGTGGGTGGAGAACGAAGAGGAGCTGATCTCCTACTTCAACAAGCTGAAGGAGAAGGGCTTCCCTGTGGACATCGTCTACGAGCCAGACCCGCCCTACAACGGGGCGGCCATGGCGGTCGGCACCGATCCCATGCTCGAACGGGTCAGCGCCCTCTCCAAGGTCGTCTACCACCTGAAGTCTGTGAGGTTCGAATGAGCGAAGACACCAAGACTCCCGAAGAAGAGAAGCCGCTGGACATTGACGGCTTCAGGTACTTCTACTCCCGTGCCTATCTGCTCCCGATCGACAAGGAGCTCTTCGGTCTCTACCGCAGCATGATCGCCGAAGAGGTGGCGACCGGCAAGCGGGAGAAGACCGGGAAGCCCGTCGGTCCGATCAAGATCCTCAGGAAGAAGCTGCCCTCAGACAAAGAGGAAGCGGTCCGCGTCCGGACGGTACACCCGAAGACGGGCGAGAGTCTGGAGCTGGTGGAGTGGGAAGGATAGAGGAAGCCGAGAGGGTCCTCGAAGAGTGTGAATGTCGTCAGCCACCCTACCTCGACTGCTGCGAGGGGGAGGGCCCGACGACCACGCAGCTCTGCCACTGTCTTCCGCTTAGACGGGCAGTCCTAGA